GGGGGGTGGACCGAAGTCCACCCCCCGTGAGACGCCAAGGGCACCGCAGCCCTTAACAGGAGCCTATTACGTGCTCGACCAGACACGGTCGGTCGTAACGCCACTGAGCTTCATGCCAGAGGCCTGATCCGGCACAAGCTGCATACGCAGCATGCCCGGCATCTGCATGGCTTCCGTCATCAGACCACCACTCAGGATGGGGAACTTGGTGGTAGCCGTGCCGGTAAGGGCCGGGACCACAAAGTTGAACGGAACGAAGCTGTCGGCTTCGCTGAACTTCTGCACGCCCTTTGGATCCGGCGGCACGTAGCGCTTCCAGTTGGAACCGCCCTTCTTGATTCCGTACACCACGCCGTCCTCGATGTAGGTCGAGGTGTAGCCGTTGTAGGTGCGGCCTTCGAAGGTGAACTTGAAGCCCTGATCGGAGCCTTCATTGTTCACGTTCGAGAGCTTGCCCTGACGCTCCAGGGTGTACTGACCAATCTTCTGGGCCTCGTAGCTCAGCCACACGCCATCGCTGGCAATGAGGCAGTCGATCGTCTGACCGTACTTGTTCTTCGCAGCGTGGAAGCGACGGATGTACTGACGGAGCTTGTGCTCAGTCAGGGTACCGACGTTGCTCACCGCGAAGCTCTTAAACTCAGGGTGGGTAAGCACACTGATCTGGTTGCCGGTATCACGCTCACCACCCAGCAGGTAGTTTTCGTCAGCCGTTGCAGTGGCGCCATCGCCAAACTTCAGCCAGCTGTTGATGCCCGCGATGCCAGTAAACGACTGAGTACCGGTGCTCTGAGCATTCGAACCGCTATTTGCGTACACCACAACGTCATCATTGGCAATAGCGCCAGTGACAGTGCTGTTAACGGTGTTGCCGTTAAAGTTCCACTGGGTGCTGGTCACGGTGACGTAGCCCTTGAGTTCGTCCGTTGCCGACACAAACAGGTTGACTCGGGTATCACCCTTGCTCCAACTGCTTGCATCGCCACCGTTCTTTCGCTTGCCCGTGTTAGTTGGGTCAAGCAGGTCAAGGCGCTGACCCACGTAGAAACGGTCAATCGCGTAATTGTCAGGACGGAAAGTCACACTCCAAGGACCAGCACCAGTGCCGCTGGCATCAGTAACAGTGCTCTTGTCCTTCACGGTGGCCAGACGGTAGCCGTTGTTCTGGCTCATGTACCAGTAGTTGCACAGGGTGTGCGACAGGTTCTGAGCAAAGCCCTTCAGCTTCGGAGCGATGATATCGCCGATGAAAGCCGGAGTGGCTTCCGCCTGCATCTCGCCCATGGTGACCGCCAGGTTGGTCAGCATGGAGCGCATGCCGATACCGAGGCGGTAGCTGTTGACAGCCGGACCCTGCAGAGCATCGGGCCAGGTCTTGGTCGCGCTCTGGAGGTACAGCTTCTGGTTGATCACAGTGGTGTCGTCGCCGTACAGAGCAAAGTCACCCTTGCCGTACTGCGCGCCCTGCTCGATCACGCCGGTCAGACCGCCGCGATACAGCTTCAGAATCTTGAGGTCACGACCAATCGCCGAAGCGGGGCCCACGCCCTGCGAGGTCACGACGGTGTCGCGCCAAGCAGGGTCGAGGGTCGGCAGCAGCGTGTCGACGTTCTTGTTGATCAGCTCTTCGAGCTGCTGACTGTGCCGACTAAACAGACTGTCAGTCGGTGCAAATTGACTAGGCATGTTTCAGTTTCCTTGTAAACGGGGTTGAAGAAATCAGACGCGACCGTCAGTTCCCGTATCAAGACCAGCGGCCAGACGGCTCAGCGCATCCTTGTTGTATGCGTCAAGAGCGGTCTCAATGTCGCCAGTGCTGATTCCCGGCTTCCACGTTGGAGCCGAAAGGGGCTTACGGTTGGCAAACGCACTCGCACTGCTGTCTGTTTCCGGGGCCCGTCCCAAACGGTTGGGGTCGCCGATTACCGAGCGGTACTTCGCAAGGACTTGGTCAGTCGCCCTTGCTGCCTCTTCGGTGACCCACGCTTCTTCGAAAGTCCCTGCAGCCGCGCGGCGTGCCTTGAGATTGTCCATCGCCTGCTGGCGGATGTCACGCTCAAAAGCATTACGAGCATTTGCAACGGCTTCCTTTCCGTTGATCTCCTCGAGCTTGCTCAACATCGTACGGGCGTCCTTGTTCAAATCAAGGCCCACCACGATCTGCGAATTCATGCGACCGTTCAGCTGCTCAGCGCGCATGCGGTCCAGCTGCTCACGGGCAGACTGCGCCTCCTGCTGTGCCTGCATGATGGCATTGGCCACCTGCTCTGCGCTGCGGTCATCCTCATCACCTTCCGGCGTCGTATCCACGTTGTCGTTCACGTTCATTGCTCCTTGCTGAGACTGCATCCAGTCATTGACGTAGTTGTCCACTTCTTCACCCTGGTACCCCATGTCCACGAGCAGCTGACGGGCAGCCTGCTCCTTGACCTGGGGATCCACATCCGGACGCATCACCTTGGAGGTGGCATCGCGGAACGAAACAAGCTTGCTGTAGTCCTGACGCAGGTACTCCAGGTTCTCGCGAGCGTCCACCAGTTCCTTGATAGAAACGTCTTGTCCCCCCACGCGAACGGTGGAGTCGAGGTCAAGAGCGGGCTTGGCGGTTTCGGGCGCGGGAGTAGTGTCTGCGGTGTTTGGGGTCTCATCAGCCATTCGGCATCATTCCTTGCATGGGCATTTGTGGGGGTGCCTGTTGCGGCTGCATGCCCATAGCGGCAGCTTCATCAGGAGTCGGGATCTGCTGCGGCAGGGTCTGGCCCATGAACTGCAGCATCGTGTCTCGGAACTTGCGGAATTCGTCCTGCACTTCCGCGCTGGCCGCCGCAAGGATGGGACTGGTCATGAAGCCGCTGAGGACACGCATTTGGATGTCCGGTCGGCTCATGTGCTGAGTAAGCACGATCTGACCGGGGTCCTCGCCGTTGCCGTACAGCAGGAGGATGTTCTGCACGACTGACTCGTACGCACCCTTTTCTTCGTCCATCCACATGGCAAAGTCCAAACCCTCCTTAAGGGCAAAGATCTTCAGGCTGATGGGGTCGGTGAGGCCGGTCTTGAGCAGGTTGAGTGCTTCTTCCTTGCGGGCGGTGTCACTGCGGGGGTTGACCTGCTTGACGCCAAAGGTGAGGTAGCCCACCTGTGGCAGCGGGTTCTGATCGAAGGACACCTCAGACTTGTCAATGTCCAGAACAGCACCGGCAAGGTCCAAGGTAACGTAGTTGACGGGCACCGTACGCGGGAACTTCACGATTTCCGCCACGGCCTGAGCAGTGAGCGAGCGGTACATGTTGCCGAAGGCGCGCTGAATGCCAATCGAGGGATTGGTCATGGCCTTGGTGATCTGCTCATCGAGGAACTGCAGACCGGGGGCGCTGTCTACGCGGCCCTTCTCCTGCAAGAGATCCTGGACGGGGCTGATCTGCTGCATCACGTCGCGTGCAAACTGGGCCACCTTGCCGGGTGCATCGCCTGCGTTCCACGGCTGGATGGGGAACGGCTTGAAGTTCTCGTTCAACGGGTCCGGGGTGTAGGTCATCACGCGCAGACCACGACCCACGTCCTTGAGGAGGGTGCGCTCGTTCATCGAGCCCTGCGGAAGCACGAGGACGCCGTAGCGGTCGGTGTCGCGGATGTTGTTGAAGAGGCTCTTCATCATGTGCTCGGCCTGTCGGCAGATGCCGAACAGAAGGTCGAACATGCCAGCGCCGTAGAAGGTGCCGGTATCCATGAAGCGGGCCCAGCCCAGGGGGCAGTACATCGCCGCGTCTTCGTATGACTCGTCGACGAGAACCTCGTTGCCGCTGGTTACAACGTAGCGGACGCAGGTGTCGCGGGGACCGTTGATCCACAGTTCGCGGATACGAGCCACTTCATTGACCACGTCGGTGCCTTCGGATGCGCCGGTGGTAATGCCGCTGTTGTTGAAGGGGTTGCGCATGTACGAGCCGGGCTCGTCAAGGCCAAGGTCGGTCGTTACGTCGCCGTGGTCAACCTTCCACCACTCCATCTGGTCCTTCTTCTTGGCGGAGATCTTTCCGAACTTGGAGGCAAGCAGGTCGATGGGGACCACGCGCTGGCGGATGATGCCGCTCTGCTTGGTGTGATCCTGGTGCAGGGCGGGGAATGGGAACACCTCACGAGGGTGCACCACTTCAAGATCGGCAGTAAGGCCGACGGTGGGGACATCGGTGAGGTGCCCCATGATTCCGCAGCAACCCAGGGTCGCAAAGATGTGGGCAAAGTCGGAGGTGACCTGGGAAAGCTGGTGGTCGGAGACCAGCGAGTCGGCAATGATCTGGGCGCTGGAGCGCTCGCGGATCATGCGGAGGCTGGTGCCTTGGCGCATGATCTTGGGCCGCAGATCCATGGTGGCAATGCGCGCCACGGTGCGGTCAATCATTGAGAGGAGGTCCTGCGACTGGAACTCCATGTTGCCTTCGCGGTCCAGATAGTGGGGGGAAAGGCGGCCAGTAAGCGGGTCAAAGACGTCAAAGCGACGAGCGCCGTTCAGGTAGTGCCACGCCAGCAGCCAGATGGATCGGCGATAGTTATAGCGCACACGCTCACGGTCCACGTGCATGCGCATAAACTTTGCAATATCGGCGGGCTTACTTGGGAGACTTAGCGGGCTTCGGGTGTTCACTGGGTGTCCTCTGGGCTGCGCCCTGTGGCTTCCAAGTTGCGGGGATGTCATCGTCAACCATCGTGAAGTTGCCCGTAAACTTGGGGTCCGGGATCTCCGATGCGATAGGGCGTGTCACGGGGAAGTCACCATTGGCCCGTCCGTAGTACACACGAGCCATCGCCTCATATAAAAAGTAGGGAATGGTGACGTACTGGGAATCAGACTCTGGTCTCGCCGTCATTTGTATGCTCCTCTGGCCTTAAGATATCAAGGACATCATCACTTGGAAGGCTGTTCCAGTCAACCATGGACAGCAAGGACACCCCATTGTCATGACGCTCGCCGTCCTTCAACCGTTCGAGGGGGGACTTCACCGCCTCGATACCCAGGCCGCGCTTGGGCAGTCGGAACTTCAGGATCATGGAGGACATGGCCACCGCGTCGATGTGGTCGTCGTGGGCTAGACCGCCGTCACGGGCTTCAGGGTTGAACTGCTCCAGCTGGTCAAAAAGCTCGCGCCATGGCTTGTCCATGCGCTTCCACATGGGGAGCTTGAGGAGGCCGTGCTCAAAGCGGAACAGGAGACCGGAGATCTTGGCTTCCTTCTGGACCATGCCCACCTTGAGGGGCATGATCTTGGGCATGTGGGAGGTGCCGGTGATCTCGGTGGCCCGCTGGCGGACCAGGGTTTCCAGCTGCTGGTAGAGGTTGACCGACTCGCGGACCACCTCGGGGTGGATGGAGGGGACCTTCCACTTGTCGGCCAGGCGGAAGACGTTCCGGATCAGCTGGTCCTCGGGAACCTGGCCTGCCCACATATCTAGAACAAAAAGGCAGTTGTCACTGTTAACCGCCATGACAACTGCTACCTTATAGTCCGAGTCAGGACCATGAGTATACGACGTATCGACAGCCATGAAGGTGAGGGAGTTCAAGAGGAAGTCCTTGATGGGCATCACCTTGATTCCGGTTTTCTCCCCCCACGCGATCTTAGTATCGGAGGTCACCGGGTCAGTGTCGAAGGACGGATCCGGGTCCTCAATCCACCACCCGTGGTTCTCACGGATGAGGGGCGGGAAGAAGTTCTCACCGCTCTCACCGGGTCGACCGCGATACTCAGCCAGATAGACAGCATTACCGATTCGTTCTTTGATTTCCTCAAGGGAAATGCGGTTCGAAAGATCTGGTCGCGCAAGTTTGTCTGCACGGTTGAGGGGCCACATCTCGGGCCAACAGGAGTGGAGCTTTCCGTCTTTTTCGTACTCCGAGTCAAGAAGCATGCGTGACCAGAACTCAAAGCGCGGATCCCGTGCTCGCGGACCACTGGGCGTCTGCTCGGTCTGCATGGCATGCCACGCATAGTGACGTCGGCTGACGAAGGTAGCCAGCCACCGCACCGAGGTGTCGGGGCGAGTGAGCATGGGCAGCACGATCTTGAACAGCAGATTCTCCACGTAGTCGCGGAGTACCGCCATCGACGTCGAGGCCTTGGGGTCGTACTCAGGGTCATCGAGGATGTAGCACCGGGGTCGACCGCCGCGCTGCTTGCTGGATGCGGAGATGGCCCGGAGCCACGAGCCGTTCTTGAGGTACATCATCTCAAGGCCAAAGGATGCTTCGCCGCGGCGGGGAACAATGCGACCGTCGGGGAACTCAGGAGAAAAGTCGTCGAAGATCCGCGAGTTGTCCGTGAACTGACTCTTGATGATCTGGCTCGTTTGCTGCGCGTTGTCGTGCGAGCTCGTAGCGTAGATAAAGGAGAAGGCCGGTCGGGTGAGCATCTGCAGCAAGATCGACTTGCGGATGCAGTTGCTCTTCGCGTAACCACGAGGGGCCACGGCAATGCTTGATCGGGATGTCGCCCATTCCTTGTAGATTGAAACGTGGCCCTTCGGAGTCGGCACCGGAGTGTCGTCGAAGAACAAAGGATTGAAATCCGTATCGGGGTCCGGCCATAGATACCAAGCCTCGAAGAAACGGAGTGAGGAAATGAAATCAATGGCTCGCTGCTTCAGGTCAGTCGAGGGCAGAAGCCACTGTCGCGTTGCATTGATACGAGCAAGCCGCTGGCCTTCATCGGTCAGCGTGTCGTAATCAGCAGGCAGGGGATAAAGCGGATTCTCAGGCGGTTGCGGGATTCGCTTGATTTGCATTCTTCAGCTTTCCGGCTGCGTACAGCTGGACGGTAATGATGCGCGTGATGGCCACCGCAACAAGGCGGGGATCACGAGCAACCATCGAGTGCGACAGGTACTGCTTCAGCAGCGGCAGGTATTCGGGAAAGAGCTTTCCGTGGTCGTCACGAAGCGTCGTCTTCAAGATCAGACCCAGCATCTCCGGACTCGCCACCGAGGTCACAGGATCCTGTATCGCCAGATCGTACAACACCTGACCCGCTGCTCGCGCCATCTGCATGTCGTCCATCGCTTCGATCTGCTGGATCGCTTGCACCAGAATCGGGTCTTCCGGCGTGGGGGGAATCTGTGGCTGCGGGGAGGTAGGTGCTTGCGAACTCCGGACGGTCTTGGTCGACGATGCCATGTACGTTCTCCTGAATCTTGGACACCAGCTTGGAGGTCTCGAAGGAGACCTTCACCTTGCGCCCGTCTTGCGTCTCAATCGCTTCAGCGGATTGCTTCTGAATCAGACCAGAAGCCTGTGCGACCTCCCTGATCACGTGCCGGAGCCGGGAGTGGGCTCGAAGTGAGATGTTAGGGTCTGTGTCGCGGAAATGTCGGACCAGTGTCTCCATTTCCTCATGAATGTCGAAGCCCGACGCTCTGAGCGCGCCCCCCACGGATTCGCTCGCAAAGAACGAGGTGAGTGGGTCCGTCGGTTTCTTCGGGTCGGGTAGTGCGGGAGGCATTAGCCTTCAATGTACCGAAGGATGCTTGCGATCTTCTCGGTTGGCATACCACTTCTCTGCAGCTTTTTGACAAAGTCAATCATCAAGTTACGGTTGGCTTCCTGGGTAGGTGCGGCCATAGGGCCAGTCGGCACTCGTGGTGACGGGGGGGCCAAGGGCCCCTGGCTTCTGATTTCTTGGTAGGTCTCAGGGGGCAGGCCCTTGTTAACCAAAGCCAAGATTCGCTTCAACTCAAGCTTTGACACATTGGGCTTGAGTTGAGTAATGATGTCCTTGTAGGTTGGGGGCTCCCTGAATTCACGCCACCGCTGGGGGTCAGCCTTCAAGCCCTTGACTGCGTCATCAATTGCTTGCACAAGAGCAAAATCCTTGGTGGCAGCTGCAGACCTGCCTGAAACCATTTCCGGAACAGGAGTTGGGGCTGGTCCAGGTGGGGCTGGAGCTACGGGCTCGCGGACTTCACTGCGAACTGGCAATGGGTCCCCCGGCTTTGCGGTTGACGGACGATAGGGCACCCCCCCACGGCGCATTACCTCGGGGATTGGTGGGCCAACCGGTTTGGTTGCTGCTTCCCTGGCTCGAATCAGCGCAAGGATAGGGTTGGTACCGGGGGCCTTGGGGTTTATGTCAGCAGGTCCGGGTGATCGTCGGGATTCCGCCTTGCCACGCAGGGCCGCGTTTTCCCGGGCGGCCTGCAAGTCAAGTTTTGTAAGGTTTGCCACCCCCATGAGTTTCTTAAGTGATGCCAAGCCCTCCCCTAGCAGGCCGAGCTTGGTTTTCTTAACCGGGATCAGCTTGCCTTCCGCGTCCTGCGCCATGACACCACCGGATCGTGCGGTGATCTTGGCAAGTTCTCGCAGTGTGTCGTCACCGAAGTTGCTGCGCATCAGCATTTCAACCACACGGTTTTTGATGGACGTGCGCTGCTCCACAGATACACCCGATGAGGTGTCAATTCGATCAAAAAGACCCTTTACCTGCTTGGCTATGCCCTTGCCAGACTGGCCTGTGCGTAGGAGTTCTTTGGCTTCGTCAATAAATGCAGGCACCTCAGCTGGGACCACCTCGGCCAACTTGGATTCGACATTGGGTGAGCCAGAGATGTCCCTTCGGTACGCACCAACAGCAGTTTTCCTAAACTTGTCGGCAATTCCAACCTCAATCAACCGACCCAACCGTTCGGGATCCTCCAATACCTTGGGGTCTTGCTTCTTGGCATTGGTCAGAATGAGATCAACGTCCGCCACGGAGATTTGCCCCGTGTTCACGGCCATGTTCACAACAGTTTTGGCTTCTGCTGGAAGGGCCTTGTAGTTTCTGTTCTTGTACAGCTGCTGCTGCAAGGCCATCCGGTCCTTGGTGCGGCGAGCTAGACCCTGAACATCGCCCTCCTTAACGGGACGAAGCTTTGGAGTGCCGGTAGATGCCTCAAAGTTTGGGTTACCTTGGCCTTGAAGGAACGACTTGGTAGCAACCTTGTCAGCAAGACGTTGGCGAGCTTGGGCCAAGGTCATGAGACGTTCGTCTACAAGTGGCAGCTCCGCCATCAAAGCAGCATCCGACTGCAACTTTTTGATTTGCTCAATAATGGATTGGTATCGGGCGGTTGCTTGCTTGCTAGCTCCCGGGATTGCGGCTTCCACCAGCTTGACGGCTTCGTCAAGCGTGTGCCACGTCTCCTGCTGACCGCGACTGATGGCCTTTCCCTGTGCGTATCCAGGCCCAAAAGCCAGAAGTAGCTGATTGTCCTGTACCTTAAGGCGGGGTTCTTTCCCCAACTTTACCAAGTCAGCCAAATTGGGGACACGGCCGGTAGTACCAGCAATGGCCCGCTTTGGATTACGAAGCTCGGGAGCCCCCATTCGAGCTTCAGTAACTTTGATTCCAGCTTTTGGCTTTGAACGGAAGATGGGGGGCATTAGTTCTTGATCCGAGCTTGGGTGTCCTTGAGGCGCGAGACGACCTCGCCAGCTGCAGATCTTAAGGTGCCAGGTTGCACTATGCCAAACATCTTGCGTCCGCGTTCCATGAGCTCAGTGGTCTCGGGGATCGCGTCGATGATCTCTTGGGAGGAAACGGAAGTGCGTGTGTTGGGTCGGTGCTGGGAGCCGGGCAGCGAGAAGTCTGGTGCACCGGGCCGGGTGATGGTTCGCATCGCCAGCATGAAGGCGATAAGGTCCACGAGGATGCGGTCGCCGGGTGCGTGGATGACGGGGACGTTCAGCTTGCGGAAGAGCTGGCGCAGGCCTCGCTTTGTGAGGCCGAGTGCGGCGAGCTCGCGGAGGATGTAGTCCTCACCAACAAGGCGCATCCCCCCACCGAAGGAGATGTACATCAGATTGGGTTGGCTCATGTTTAGCGGCCGGTCAGCATGCGGTACTGTTCGGGGGTAATGTCGCCACGAGCAAGCGCCTCCACATACGCAGCATCGTTCATTTGATTGAGTGCGCGGTCTCGAGTCGCCATCTGTTCTGGCAGACTAGGTGCCTTTGGAAGCCCAGCTGGTACGGTTTGAGGTTGGGGCTGGGTGTCCGTGGTGTTGCGGCCAATGCGCAGGTCGTTTGCCTGACGCGAAGTGCGAAGAGCCGCTCCGGTGGGCAGGGCCTGTGGAAGTGTCTGGCCACGAGACTTGGCTCCAGCCTCCATCATCATGATCATTCGCATTGCATCCTGAGGGGAGATGAGTCCCTTCTGGATGTCGCTGTTCATCTTCATCTGCACGTCGGCCGAGAGACCCATGTTCATCATGCGGACCTGCAAATTGCGGTACGCCGTCTCATCTGCTTGGTACTGCGGGTCCTTCTTTGCCGCAAGATTGGCGTCTCGCTGCTTCCGGAGCGACGCAAGCGCATCAGCTTGGTCATCTTTACCTACATTTGCAGTGCTAGTTGGGTCGTATGACCGTGCTCCACTGGACCTAATGCCTGCGTTGATTGTGTCTTGATCTCCCCCCTCAATAGCGTTGGGGTTTTTAGCAAGAGCCCCGTTAATTGCGTCGTTGGCGGTGGAGCCAGCAAGGCCGGCTTCGGGGGAGCCAATGTTTCGCAAAAGCGTGTCAACCGACTTGCCAGCATTTCGGGTATCAACAACGTCGGTGGCGTTGCGTCCCGCACCCAGACCCTGCTGGTCTTGGATGTTCGACTTGAAGGACTTGAGACGCAGGTGGCCACGGAATTTTTCGGCGTCACCAGGATCCTTCATGGCCTCCTCGTAAGCCTCATAGCTCAGGTCGGTTCGCGGGTTGTTATTGTGCATCTTCATCCAGTCAACCCACTGGGGGTAGTCGCGCTGCATTTGCTGGCGGGTTCGCTTCTCCGCCCAGTCCTTGCGCTGCGTGTCCTTGAAGTTGCGATCAGCGTCAAACTTCTCCATTCGGCGGAGCTCGTAGATCTTGTCCTTGATGATGTCCTGCATGTGGCTCTTCGTGGCGCTGTCCGCCATGGTGTCCACAGAGTTCGAGAGGTTGATCAGACCGGCAATGGTGTTTGCGCTCTGCACGTCAACGATGGTGACCTGCCGACCAGTAGGCGAAGAGCCGCCGGTAGAGGGGGCGTATCCGGCGGGATTTTGTGGGTTTGTCGGCGAAGCGGGTTGACCTCCACCTGCTCCTGGTGTAATGTTCGGCCTGCTGGTCTGAGTGCCAGCCCCACTTGCAGCTCCGACTCCAGTGCCCGAGCCCGACGTCGTAGAGCCACTATTCAAATCTGCAGGATTCTGAAGAACGCCAAAGTTAGGCATGTTTGCCATGGGGTCGAACATGCTTGACTTCTGCGCAAACCGGTTTGGGTTCGCATTTCGATTGGTCCAGTCAAACATTGGATTGTTGAAGTTAGACATTTGGGCTCCTTAGGGGGCTGAACAACAGGAGGATACGCGATGAAAGTCTTGACGCAACGGAACCCGCTGAACAGTGCAGAGCCCATGGCAATTGCTAGGGCTATCTTGAGGGCGAGGTGGACTACGCCGCAGGGACGGATGGGTATTTGGGAGTGGCGAGGCGAGCCGTGGGAGTGGTACGCGGGCAAGTGGGTGCGCAGGGATGAGAGGTGGTTGGAAGAGGCGCTGTGGTTGGCGATGGAAGATGCGCATATCCAGACGCCGACGCCGACGGGCGTGAACACGAGGCGCTTGGGGCCCACAAGTCAGACCGTGATGAACGTGCAGCAAGCGTTGAGGGCGCTGATCCGGTTGAAGCAGAGCTATGCACCCGCGTGGCTAGGCAATGTGGTGGATACGCCGGAGCTTGAGCGGTGCGTGGCTTTTGAGGATGTGGTTGTGGATGTGCTGACGGGCAAGACGGTGGTTAGGGACGAGCTGTTCTTTGAGCCGGTGGTCGTAGGGTGTGCGTGGGATCCGGCGGCTGCGTGTCCTACGTGGATGGAGTGCTTGGAACAGTGGAGTGGGGGTGATGAGAAGTGGAAGAGTCTGCTGCAGAGGGCCATGGGGGCCATGTTGATGCCGGGACGGAGGTGGCAGCGGTGGCTTCTGATGCAGGGACGGGTCCGTGGCGGCAAGGGAACCATCATGCGGGTGGTGAAGAACCTTGTGGGCGATGGTTTTAGGGGGCTGAGCATGGCGCAACTGGCCAGTCAGTTCGGATTGTGGGGTTCGGAGGCCGCCAGAGTGCTGAGTGTCAGTGAGTTTGGGGCGCTGAATAGCAGGGAGGGTGAGTTGGCGGCCAGTACGTTGAAGAACATTGTGGGTGGAGACCCCGTGAGCATTGATCGGAAGTACATGGAGCCGATTAGGGATGTGGTGATACCGGGTTTCTTGGTGGTGCAGAGCAACGAGATCCCCAAGTTGCCCAATAAGGGGCAGGGTTTGGCCAGCAAGATGCTGGTTTTGCCGTTTACCAATAGCTTTTTGGGCCGAGAGGACCTGCAGTTGGCGTCAAAGTTGGCGCAGGAGACCGCGGGCATTGCGGCGTGGGCGCTGCAGGGGGCTAAGGAGCTGCTTGAGGAGACCAATTCGGGCAAGTTGTGGCCGGTACCAACGGCGGCAGACGAGGTTGTGGGGCGTTTCCAGTCCCTGAACAACCCCGTGCAGGACTTCCTTGAGTCCCATTTCGTGGAAAGCGAAGGGGGATTCGTCAGTACGACCAATTTGTGGGGGATCTGGAAGCAATGGAAGGCTCGAGTGGGGTATCGGGAGGATGTGTCGCAGGCTCAGCTCGTTCATAGGATGGTAGAGGAGAGTACATGGAAGCTTGTTAGGGCTCGATTGGGCGATGAGCGGATTAGAGGGGTCAGGGGGGTTGTGGTCAGGGAGGGGTGACCACGTCCGACCAGGTTATGACCACACAGGTGGTCGGGTTAAGTCCTGCTATTTCCCTTACTTATATCATTCTGACCAGGGAGACCAGGTAAATAGGAAAACTAGTAAGCGATTGGGCTATAGGGTGTACGGTTTTCTGGAGACATGGTCGGTGTGGTCGGTGTGGTCGGGTCCATGGAATGTGGGGGGAAATTTTGGGACGGGTTCCCTCTTTCCTTCCAATAAAGCCGTCCTTCCCGGGGGCCAAGGGGGGGTGTGGCTCGTACCGATCCGGTGCAAGCAGTTATGGGCCCTTGCTGAGTCGTTGTTGGCGGTGTGCCGGGCCTTGGCTGCGCAGGCCCGGACAGCACCGCGTGGTGTTGCAGTGGCTTGGTCTCCTTATTGGAGGTTTGCACATGTCTGAGCGCAAGTCCGGTGTTTCCGTTATGCCCGCCCGCGTGTTCATCGTCGAGACTGAGACCTATCTGAAGGTCTCTGTCGAGGTGTGTGTGGCTGGCAATCTGTGGCTTCCAGTGACTGCGAAGTCGTATCAGATCGACGGTCGATCCGCGTTGGGGCTCCAGTGCGCTGGCCAGTCCCTCAAGGAAATCGTTCGTTCTGCGTCCGGCTTCCAGATGTACGATGCCACCGTTGAAGTCACCAAGATGCCTTCGGCGTCTCGCGTGGACAGCAAGGTTGCGGCAGTTTCGGAAATCGACGAGGATTCGTCGGTCGTGTGAGCAGAGAGGCCCGGCAGCGATGTCGGGCCTTTCTTTATTTCGCGCGGGCCCAATCAAATACTCCTCCCACCATCACTACCAAATACTGGGTCGGGGTCGGACCCCCCAACGGAGGGGGTCCTCCCCCTTGGAACTGGCGTTCAGTTCCACTGTTCTACACACCACTAGCACTGGAGACCGACCATGAAACATCTTGTCGTCAGCATGATCAACAACAAGTACTGGGATGCAACCTTCGACCTGCCGGGCAAGGACAACTGTCGGGCAGCAGGCCAAGTGAACCCCATCACGATCGTACAGGTCGTAGATGAGTTCTGTGTTGACCTCCTTGATTGCATCTCCGATCAAGACAAGCAGGAGATCGTCTCCGCGGTCAAGGATGCCATCCAAATGGAGTTCGAGAACGAGAACGAGGACGTCTACGAACCGGGCGACCGTGAGCCCTTCTTCCCCACTCCGGAGTGCAATGCTTGTGGCAATTGCACTCCATGCCGCTGCGATGGCACCGGCAATGGCTGATCTTCAGGCAGCCCCCCGCCCCACACGGAGGGGCGGGGGTCCGCCCACAACTCTAACGAAAGGACCGCAATGACTCTGACTGAAGTGTTCTTCCTCGTGGCCGCCGCATCTGCCTTTGGGCTGGTGGCCTTCACCGTGATCTCCATTGCCAAGCCCTCCGCTCGTAGCGAGATGGGCGTTCGTCTTCATGGCGACTTGGGCGACCTAGAGCGTGAGATGAAGGAGGCCCTCAACAAGATCACTGATGAGGAACTTTACTCACTCTGCGTCAAGCACGAGATGTCCAAGGACAAGAAGTCGGAGGACAACCAATGAAGTACAAGTTGCTTGCCCACGCAACCCTCACACCAGAGGATCGACTCAAGAAGAACCTGGAGTACGCGACCAAGTGTCAGTATTTCAGCTCACTCCAGCAAACCCATCGCTACTACATGGAGGAGGCCCTCAACTACATCCTCCGTCTTGAGTCCGAACTCAATGAACTCCGTACTCGTTTGCAAAAGGAGACACAAGGATGAAGACCGAAACGATTGACGAGATGCGCAATGAACTCTTCATTGCGTTGGTCACCATTCGCAGGGTGCGCAATGACCTCTACGACCTTACACGGAACAAGCAGATAGAAGTCCAAGCCCTGCGTCCAATCCGTCGACAACTTGAGAACGTACAAGATGCTGTTGACAAGGCCTACTCCCACGTTTAACTCCTTGTGCACACCCCGCCGGGCAGCCGGACGGCCCGCCCGGCGGGGCGTATTGAATTGTTTGCATTGCTCACTTGACGGTGTGCAGTGCATTTCAGGCATCCATGTTGGCTGCCTTTCACTTCCAAACTCCTACATAGGAATCACTCGCCATGAAACTCGTTGACGCTCAGAAGACTTTGCTCATCGTTCCCGGCACGTACCCCGCTATGCTGACCCTGGCCACTTGCCAGCCCGGCAAGAAGGATCCGTCGGCTACCAACATCAACGTCACGCTCGACCTGATCCTCGACTCCGGCCGCACCGCACGCCTGTGGGATCTGCTGCCCGACATCGACAAGAACCCCAAGGTGTTCTTCCGCTACGAGCAGTACATCAAGGCTTTGGCCCTCTCGCTGCCCGCTGACTTCGACCTGACCGCTCGTTCGTTCGCTGCTGAACTCAACAAGGCAGCCAACGAGGGCATCTGCTTCATGGTCGACGTCACCATCGAGGAGTCCACTGGCTATGCGCCTCGCAACGCCGTCAAGTCGCTCAAGCCTGCTGACATGGACATGATCCAGCAGGTCGCCCGTGCTCAGCGTCACGACTCGGACACTGACTCGGCTGCTCAGCCTTCCAAGTTCAGCAATGCCGACCAGCAGTCCTCGGCCGAAGAGGACCGTCAGATCATCTGACTCGCAATGGGGGTGGGTACCTGTGCCCACCCCCATTACCCACACAAGGAGAACTCGCCATGTCCTTCTATCGAATCAACGACATCCGCCAGTCCGACGTTGTCGGTAACACCCTCTCTCTCGGCAACATCCCCATTCGCATCGAGTCCGGTCGTATGGAACTCGTCGATCCCAACAACGCGGTCCCCGCCGTCGATCCACACGGCTGTGACACGCCCAACTTCTCGCTCCGTACCTGCGACTCGACCCACGCCGAGCGCCTCCGCTCAGCCAACCACGCCACCCGTCGCTCCGCCAACACGCTCCTCATCCAGCGTCTTGGTCACCGCGCGGCTCTGGCCTTCCTCCAGCAGGACGACACCCTAGCCCGCTCCATGGCCGCCTTCTTCGGCTCCTTCAACGCAGCCGATATCGACGCGGCCAATCTCCCCCCACGCATCCGTGACCGTAACGCCAACCCGTTCCTCCCAACCTCCGGTGACCCTGACTTCCGTCGCCGCTCTGGTTCCTATCGCCGCTACCGACGTTGTGACTCTCACCCGCAGTTGCCCGACTCGTCGTGGGTCGGTCCTGCTTCTCGCCATCCTTCGGAGATCATCCATTGAACCCCCTGATCCATTCCATCACCATCAGCACCGCAGCGGGGGACGGCACAATCATCTCCGTCTCCCGCACACGCACTCGTGGCAACGCCGTCATCGCTGACCGCGTCGAAGCCCGTGACTACGACTGCTTCGCCACCACGCCCTTCGGTTCCAAGTCCGGTGCCCAGCATGAGATCATCACGCAAATGTCACCTGATCACTCCACACCCGACCGCTTCTGGGTTGATTTCTTCGACCTGCTGTGCATGAAGCTCATGATGTCCGCCTCCCTGCGCGGCACCACCGTCCTCAAGGAGCAGGACGACCTCGGCCCCATCTCCCTGCCCGGCCAGCCCGATCGCGTCGGACTCGTCGTCTGCCTGCCCAAGGACACCGAAGAGGACGCCGTCTCCATCAACGGCAAGCACATGCCCGAGGTCCTCAAGGCCATGGGCTTCAACCCCAAGCCCAACGCCCACCTCAAGCCCAAGCCTCCCACCTGGGACCCTCACTACAAGGACTCGCCCTACCCGGACGACTACAACGATCTGCCCTCTGACCCCAAGTACCCCTTCTGAAAGGAACCACATGAAGAAGAAACCCAACAACTCATCGGGCTGGACACACTGGAACTACCGCGTCGTTGACATGGGACCCGGTGGCGAATGCTTCACACTCTGCGAGGTGTACTACGACAACAAGAAGATCGTCAACTACTCCTTCGTTAACCGCGGACCCATGGGCACAGCCTTTGCACATGGTCCACACTGGCACACGAAGGCAGCCAAGACCGAGGCACTCCGCCAGCTCAAGTCCGAACTCAAGCTCATGAGTCAGGCCCTGAAGTTGCCTGTCATCAAAATGTCAAAACTCCCACTCAACTTCCGCTGAAAGGAACCCCCATGTCTGACCCCATCATGAACCGCATTCTCGAACTCGAGAAGAAGCACAACGCCATCATCGACACGACCGCCAAGCTCTTTGAGAACCAGAGCGACATGATCATGGCCGTTGACAAGAAGTACGAACTCGTCCGCACACTGATGACCGAAGTCCTCGACATCATGAAGAACCACCTCGTCAACAAGGAGACCACCAAGTGAACATCTCGCCCACCGCACGCGCCGCAATCCTCGCCCGCATCAACGCCGTCAAGGCTGCCTCACCCGCAGCTCCGGTCACCACACGAAAGGACACCATGCCCCCCACTATCGAGCCCGAGACCCACAAGCCTGCCTTCGACGACGGACTCTTCGCCACTGCCCCCAACGGCATCTCCGTCCCCGGCACCACGCCCGCCACTCCAACGGAGCGCATCGACCTGGAACTCGATGACAATCTCAAGTCGTTCCTCCTGTCCATCGGCACCTCCACCGCCGTCGAGAACCTCCGCCTCATCGGTCCCGCCGGTTGCGGCAAGACCTCCATCGGTCAGTGGCTTGCACAGGAAACCAACAAGCGCCTCCTGATCATGGACTGCTCCGTGATCCGTGAGCCACGCGATTGGTTCGGCTTCCGCACTGTGCACAACGGCAGCATCCGTTGGCAGGACACCGAGTTCGTGCGCGCTGTCACCTCCGGCAACTGCGTCATCGTGCTCGACGAACTCAATCGTGCCCCAGCATCCGTGCTCAACGGTCTCATGCCTCTGCTCGACCATCGTCGTGCCTCATGGATCGAGGAGCGCGGCGCTGCCGTACGCGTCGGACCCAACACCACGTTCGTCGCCACCACCAACATGGGCGCCAAGTATCTCGGTGCCTCGCCCGTTGACCTCGCACTGCGCGATCGCTTCTCTCGTGTCGTCGAGGTCACCTACCTGCCCACCCCCAAGGAGGCAGCACTCCTCTCTCGTCGCACTGGTCTCAAGCTTGACTCGTGCACTGCACTCGCCACAATCGCACACAACACGCGCGGCAAGGCCTCAACCCACGAGCCCATCTCCACGCGTGAACTCCTCGCTGCCGCATCGGACATCGCCAAGTACGGCGAGCAGTCCCTGCGTTACACCATCCTGTCCAAGATCGAGGACCACTCCAAGCGTGCAGCCATGGCAACCCTGCTCGCTGGCAAGTTCCCCAATCTCATGGCTGACACCATCACCACCACCGCAACGGAGCCCTTCTAATGTTTCAACGCATCCTCGACAACTTCGACATCGACACCAGTGGCTGGTTCGAGGAGGACGCTAACAACAAGCGCAACCTCCTGACCCGCACGAGCGAGATCACCAACAAGATCTGGTCTCTGTGGGCCCACCAGCCCATGGAAGTGCGCTACGTTGAGCTCAGCAGCATCGGCCACCGTTCCATCTGCTCGGCCATCGAGTCCTTCTCCAACCACATGCGTCGCTACATTGAAGACTGGAAGCGCGAACCATACGCCCGAGACAAGCAGTCATTCGTCCACAATTTCATCCACGCGTACCAACACGGTGCTGTCTACGACAACCCCACCGTGGGCTACGTAGGTGAACAGGATGAACGACCTACAATCTTCATCCCAGTCAGTCTCATCTCCGACCGCATGCTTGACGTCGTTCCCGACATCTACACTCTGGCCGACGCCATCACCGGCTACGGACTCGAGTCGATGGAGCGTGACACTGCCTGTCTCAACATCGGTTACGACGGCCTCATGTTGGCTGCCCAACTCATCCAAGACAGCAAGCTTTCGCCCGACGCCAGCGGCTTCGTCAAGATCCCCTCGATCCTTGCAGACTGCACTCTTGACATCTGGTACGCAGCATGCGTGCGCGACATTCGCAATCGCATCCTGACCCAGTGGCCGGGCTGGCATTCCATCTTCGCAGCCCAAGACTCCGTGCTCCTTCCCCCCACGGAGGAGATGCACACCACGGTCAAGACCAAGAGCAAGTACCGCTGCGAACTCCGTCGCTTCTGCATGGCCCTCGCATGGAACCTCAACGCCCAGCCCGCTGAACGCATTCCATTCCCTCGTCAGTTCAAGCCCGCTTACGACCTGGCCGTCTCTCGCTGGCCAGACATCCTCACCCAACCTCGCAACACCGAAGCCCATCTCACTGCCATCAATGCACTGGTCAAAGACCTTAGTGACATGCTCTGCACCCTCGAAGAGAAGCCCAAGCGCAGTAGCGCTCCTCGTCGTGGCTCCAGCGGCATTGGCCTTGACGGCAACCCCGACAAGGACAAGTCCTTCCACGGCAAGCAGCATGGCAACGCCGACGGTCACATCGAGCCCAGCAAGGACGAGGCCGATGCCGATCCCAGCACCCTCAAGACTCCCGGCACTCCACCACCCGCCGTCTTCTACGAAGTCATGCCTACCGATCAGGTCGCTCGTGTCGTCAACCTCAACCCTGGCCTTGCCAAATACCGTGACAAGTCCCAGAAGTTGCAGGACAAGGTCCGTTCCTCCATCGCCGAGTCCATCAGCGCTGCCGCGTGGCACGTCCCTTCTCCGCCACCCACTGAACATGCCCAGCTTCAGGGCGTGCTCGACGAAGGCAGCCTACTCAACCTCGCTGCATTTGACGACCCGCACATCTTCTCAACCCCACCCGAGGTTGGCCATGGTCAGATCGCCATTGCCGTCCTCGTCGACGCGTCCTCTTCCATGTCCGCCAACGTCTACCCCGAGACCATCGACCCTCAAGGCAACTGGCAACCTACTCACTGCATCATGCAAGAGGCACTCGCCTTCCTCGCCGGCCTCAAGGATGGCTTGTCCCGTGCACACAACGTCTCTCTCTGCTCCTTCTCCTACCACTCTGGTGGTGCCGCGGAAGACCAGTCAGACTACATCCACACCAAGTCAGATCCCAGTATCACATGTGCCAGCCTCAGCATGTGCCACATGCGTCGTCTCGACAGCGAGGATGCACTCCTTCTCACCGACACCTACGGTGGCACACCATCCGCCACTGGCATCAAGGCTGCGTCCGATTACCTCCACACTCACTACCCCGACGCAACCAAGCTCATCATCCACCTCACCGATGGTGCACCCTGTGGTACCGTGGACGACCCATATGAGCAGCAGCAACCCTTCAGTGACAACATTCACAGCGTCCGTCACCTCGTCAACAACCTGCCTATCCCTGTGTTCGCCGTAGGCTTCGGCTCCGGCGTTGATGCACACACCATGCGTGAGCAGTACAATCACGACAAGTGGTTCACGGTTCAGTCCCCTCTGGATGCAGTCCCCATTGCATGCCAGCTCATCACAGGAATCGGTCAGTGTCTTGCCAACCGGTAGAAGGATCCCCACCATGCCATCTGAAGCCAACGGAACTAACCTGCGTACTCTGTGGCACGCTTTCAAGCAGCGACCCATACCCGCCATCACACTTGTGGATCTGCGCCATGAGGACACAGGAGCCCGCTACCCCACCCTGTGCATCATCGAGTCACACCCCGACGGGGACAAGCTCTTCCCCTACGCCTTCATGATCGACCGCGATCAGCACGAACTCTGCCGCAAGCTCATCGTCCCAGATCAGTACGAAGCCATCTGGGATTGGTGCATCCCCCCACAAAAGGAACCAGCATGAACCTACCACTCCTGCCCTCCGCCCCATCCTGCACTGCCTGCGAACTGCACAAGCACGCAAAGAACCCTGGAGTCCCCGGGGTTTTTCTTTCTGACTCTCTGCCCCCATCCCCCACCACCCCACTCGTCGCAGTACTCGGCATGAACCCAGGTTTCCAAGAGGACCGCTTCAACGAACCGTTCGTTGGCCCCTCCGGCAAGATGCTCAAGGAGATCTACCTCCCATCCATCCTCCCCCATGCCTCAGTCATCCTCCTCAACGCAGCCCGCTGCTATACCCCAGCCGCTGCTCCACCCAAGCCCCGTCACTTCCGCACCTGCTTCCCCAAGTTTTCCGCTGTTGACCTCAACGCTGTAGGCCATGCGGTCTACGCCCACATCCCCAAGATCCTGCTCTGCGTAGGCGCTCACGCAATTTCCACCGTCACCAAGTTCACACACCCCAAGCCCTGGTCGCTAACCTCTGCATTCACCCGACAAGGTACACCGACCGGACTGTGGGGGGACTGGCAACTCTTCACCACGTTCCACCCCGCCGCTGTTCTCCGCTCCCGCAATCTCCTCCACCCAGTCGCCGACCACATGACACTCGTGCACTCAGCCCTCATCGGCCAGATGCCCGTAGCATCCAGCCCCCGCATCGTCACCCCCTTCTCACCCACCGATCCAGCGGATGCCAACCACTGGAACAATGAGTTCCGCAAAAACCCCAAGATGGACTGACCTATGCACAATCAAATCCATGAGTTCCAGCAACTCATCCCCGTCAACACACCACTCGGCGAGGGTTACCTCCTCTACATCTGTAGCCCAGGCATGTACACCAACTCGTGCTACGCAGTGGTCCTTGACGACGGACGCATCCGACACTTCATGGATCACCAGATCACGGTCATCCGCAACGACACACTCCAGATCCACCCGAAGGAATCCAATGAAAGCTGATACCAACATCGACGAGATTCGTGACACACTTCGTGTCCTCCGTGCTCGACACGCCGACGACGACGCAACACTCAAGGCGTACAACAACATCGAGTACCAAATGGAGGAGATCTTCAAGTACTGCCACAAGCAGATTGAAGACGGCTACATGCGCAACCGTGATCTCAACAAGCGCAACACCCAGCTCCTCTCCAAGATCCAGGAACTGGAGGCACGCGACCAATGAAGAAGAAGAACCTAACCAAGGAAGCAAAAGATCTCCTTGCAGATCTGGACGACGCTTTCCTCGACTACACCCTCGACGAGTTCGGCAACTGGGAAGAAGCCTTCGAACTAATTGACAGGGCACGCGGCTTCCTTACCGACTACCTCAACACAAAGGCAACCCCATGAAACTGATCTCCCTTGACATCGAGACGTACGGCTCATGCGTCGCCAACGCCAAGGGTCAATCCCTCCCCTCGCAGTCCGTGTTCCACCCCCAACGCGCCCTCACCACTGACGGCGTCTCCAAGGACAACATGGTCCTCACCTGCACCATCACCACCGAGGTCCACTCCTGCCCGTGTACCAAGAACTACAAGGCCATCACGCTAGACAAGGCCAAGCCCTGCTGCACCTTCACCCTGCACATGGACGTAGAAAAGGACCGGGTACTCCTGCATCGCTGGCTCACTTGGTCCGACACTATCCTCGGCATGAACCTGCCGTTCGACCTGCAGTTCCTCCGTGCCTGTGACCACCGCTTCCAGTTCGCGTTGTCCCCCCACAGTAAGACCCTGTACGACCTCTCCATCCTGAACTATCTGCACTCGGAACTCCGCCCAGAACGGTCGCTCAAGTCTCTTGGTCCTGTCCTCGGTACTCATGCGTACAAGCGTACCATCAAGGATGGCAAGTTCCACTCCCCCCACGATCCGCAGTTCCTTGACTACGCAGCCCAAGACACGCACAACACCCTGCTCGCCTCCGCCGAGTTGGCCCGTCGCACCCTGATCGACTGGCCCGACACGGACAAGCTCTCGCCCTACTGCATCCAGCACTACTCCGACTGCCTGTGGACCATCATCACCATGTCCGAAGCGGGTATCCCCATGTCCCGTGAGGACCTGACCGACATGCGTGAGACCATGCTCATCGCTTCCGACCTGGCCATGAAGTCCGCCGAGCACCACGGCGTCCAGCTCGAGGGCACGGGCTCAGCCAAGAGCAAGACCACATTCCTAGATGAGTGTGTCCAGAAGCTGGCGTCCCGCAACATCGACGTCTTGTCCCACCCCCTGGCCCAGTTCACCGAGAAGACACGCGCCTTCTCCTTCTCCGACGCCAACCGCAACCTGATCCGCGGCTTCCTCTTGGACACCGACACCAAGGAGATCGCCGTACTCACAGCTGCAGCCGCTCATCAGCGCGCACAGAAGATGCTCTCCACCTACGTCTGGCCCCTGCTCGAGGGCAAGCGCAACAAGCCCGAGGACAAGTCGTCCATTGTGCTGCCGCTCCCATACCCCGGCGAGGCTGACGGGCTCGCCTTCCCAGTCTGGTATCCCGTGCCATCCGCATCGAAGGACAACTCCGGCTCGGAGGGTGGCACCATCCAAGGCCGGATCACCTGCAAGCACCCCTCCGCTCAGACCTTCCCGCCCGAGATCAAAGCCTGTATCAAGTCGCGCTTCCATGGTGGCACTATCCTGTCTCTCGACCTTTCGCAGATCGAGCTGCGTGTAGCTGCACTGTGCTCCGGCGACAAGTCCCTTCTTGCCGCCTTCAACGATGGCCTTGACCTGCACACAGACCGTGCCATCCAACTCTTCGGTGCGGACTCTATCAGCCGACCTACCTTCAAGAAGTTGGAGCGTCAAGTGGGCAAGACCATGAACTTTGCCGACCTCTTTCTCGCCTCCCCCTTCCGCATGCGTATGTCTGTGCACGAGATGACCGGCCAGCTCATGCCTATGTCCTTCTTCGAGCAGGTTGCCGAGACCCGACCCGACGCCCGCCCTGGCCTCCATCGCTGGCAGCAGTCCCTGCTCCAGCGCGTGGACACCGACGGCCACCTGACCCTGCCCTTCACCGGCCAGTCCCGTACCTTCGTGGGGGGAAGCGCCGAGCACCTCAACGAGATCGTCAACTTCCCCATCCAGACCCAAGCCGGTAACACCCTGCTCGCCATCCAACGGGCCATCGCCCCCCTTCTTGGACCCTGGGTCAAGATGTTCCTCCAGATCTACGACGCGGTCTACCTGGACGTCCATCCCTCCGTGGACATCGACACCCTCAAGGGGAAGTTAAAGTTCCACATTGAGGAAGTCCGTGACCGTGGCTACTGGGCCAAGCTCCAGTCCCACTACGGCAACACAGTTCCCTTGGAGTACGACTTCAGCTAGGCTACGGGTGTGAACAACGAACTCACGATCCTCGTGGACTCCAGGGAGAAGAAGCCGCTACCCTTTCCGGAGCACCTTCCGTCGCTCCGGTCGGACCTGCCTGCTCTCTCCCGGAGTTCACGAACCCACCGCATCAAGACCCAGAAGGTCACGCTCGTCACCGGGGACTACGCTCTCAAGGGGTACGAAGCCGCCTGTCTCATCGAGCGGAAGGGTTCGCTAGCCGAGGTGGCAGGGAACTGCTTGACCGCCGACGGCCGCCGCAAATTCACAGCGGCAATGGACCGACTCAAAGAAGCCTGCTTCTACCCCTACCTCCTTCTTGAGGGGAACCTGCTGGACACGATGAACCCCACAAAGGATCTGCCGGATCCGTGGAATGCGATCGACGCGCTCCACCGCATCCTGCTTGAAAGAAACATTGGTCTGATTCTCTTACCCAACACGTCGATGAGTGCCCGCCGTGCCGTGGCTGAGTGGGCGGTACGCCTCTTGGTCAACGCGGCGCTGTGCCCTATACTCCCTGCTATCACCCCTTCTGAGGAACCCCCATGCCACACGTGATGCTCAACACCATCGTCCGCAACACCTACCTGGGTGGCAAGACAGCTAACGCCACTACCCCCAGCTCGGCTACCTCCAAGGTTGCCACTGCCACTCGCCCGGCTACGGACACTGGTTCCAACGTCGGCTCGATTGTGTTTGGTTCCACCTCGAACTACATGAAGATCCACCCGTGGGCAGCGTCGGGTACCCCGACTGTCCGCGTCATCGGCTGGGCCCTGTGCAACGACACCCGCCTGTGGATCCCCCACCTGATCGCGGAAGTCACCATGGCCTCGCTGCGATCGGCAACTACCACCATCAACGGCACTGCCCTCAAGGCTGCAGCCACCCTGACCAAGGGTGCCGGTGACGCCAAGCTGTTTGCCCCCTCGGCGGACAACGCGGATGCCTACTTCGTCGTGGACTCGCAGGGCTTTGAGCTGGTTGAGCTGCACTTCTACGCAGGTTCCACTGGCATCGCGGTGAACGCCCACGTCGGAGAGATGTGATGAATCGAACACGCGCGTCTTCAATCGACGCCTTCGGCACACGCGACCAGCGTAACCGCATCTACCCCGCGCTTGAAGCAAGCGATGGGTCCACGCTGTCCCTTGACTTCACGGCGATGTCATCGCTTGATACTCGCTTCACCTTCACGCGCATCACCCCGGGCGGCGTCAGCACCCCAGCTACCTTCATTAACTCGCTGGGGTATGTGCAGTACGCAGATCACAATTTTGTCTTGAACTCTACTTGGACAGACTCAAATCCAGTTCCAAGTGGATGGACCATGTATAACGGCACAACCCCAAATGCGGTTGTAACCATTCCAGAAACTGGCAAGAGATCAATTACTGTAACGAGTGGAGTTCAATCGTTTATGCACCAAGCTCAGACCGTGCCATCGGGGCTGGCTTACACACTGTCATTGGTTGTGCATTCCGTTAGTGGAACAGGGCCAACGGTCGGAAACTTGCTTGCGTTCAACGGCGCTGCAGCAGCTCCAGAGAATGCAAGCATTTTGTACTACAAAGATGGTGTGTCTGTTGGTGCTAGTGGAGCAAACACTGAGGTGACGCCTGGAACATGGTCAATGGTGTTTAGTGGCGGCTCGCAAATTCGTTTGCTGCAGGGTAGTGGAGTTGCTGGTGCAACTTACACGATTGTGATTTCAACCCCGCAACTTCAGCGTGGCGTTTCGTTGCTTCCAGCTCCTGTGCCAAACTCATCTACAAGCACTGCCTATCAAGCCCCCCGTTTCGACTACGACCCGACCACGCTGACTGCGCGTGGACTGCTTATCGAAGGTGCGGCCACTAATCTGCTTTGTTGGAGTGAATCTTTTGCTATATCTGGAGGCTCGACAAATTGGTATTACAACTCAAACACCGGAACGGTGGTCAGTACAACTAACCCCGCAGGTGGATCAACTGCATTCCAGTTTGCTGAAACCGCGAATAGCGGCCCTCTCCAGCAGAGCGTAACCGTCACAAACGCTGTGCATACATTTTCCGCGTGGTTCAAAGCCAGCACATATTCCGGAACCACAACCACACAAGTACAGTTTGGGCTTTACACAACATCATTTGTAGCAGGAACAGCCTCTATTATTTCTGGCCCCGGATCAACAAGCGTGGCGGGAAATGTTGTTACGCTTTCCGGCCTATCCACAAGCCAATGGACACGGGTTCAATTCACCACGACAGCAGCACTTTCTGCTGGACCAGTTGCGATATTGATTTACCCCAACACAACGGGTTCAGAAACAAATGCGTCGTTTCACATTTGGGGCGCACAACTAGAAGCAGGCTCCGGTGCATCGTCGTACATCCCAACTGGCGCAAGCAACGTAACAAGGGCAGTAGATAAGTTGTCAATGACTGACATCAGTTTAATGGGTTGGAATCAAACTGCAGGCACTTTCTTGTGGAACATGGATGTGCAGTCTGAATCCAACACAACTAGTTTCCCTGCATTTGCGGGCATGTATCGTGCGGGTCCCGTTCGGGTCATGCGATTCCAACTCAACAACTCTTCGGGTACAAACCCTAGAATTGGTGGCGACACATGGACTGCAACCCCTAGTTCAATTGTGACAGGTGCTTTTTACACTCGACCTGTTGCCACGACATTCAAGGCTGCCGTTGCATTTGCAAACACAGGTCAGTCTATGACTTATTGCATAAACGGAACCGTGCAATCAACTGCTACAGGTACTGGTACCCTTGCTACGCCCACGCTGTTCTTGATGCACCAAGACCCATCCGCTGCAGATACTGAGTACTTCCCAATTCACTTGAGGCAACTGAAGTATTGGCCAACTAACTTGTCAAGTTCAGACCTTCGTTCAATTACCCTCTAACAGGAGAACAACATGCCGCCTGAGTTCCGGTCGACCCCCACGGGGTCGCGTGATCTGCTCGCCCAGCACGGTCTGGTTGAGCGTCGTCCCCCCATCCGTTCGTCCGACTTCCGTTCGCTCGGATCCCCGTTCCACTACTACCTCACTCGCAAGCTGGGCCTGGTCCCAGCGCTGCGCTACAGCGTGGCCCTCTCGCAGGGCACCTGGTTCCACGCCGCCCTTGAGATCCTCCTTCAGCCGGGGATGACGGGCGATCAAGCCCACACCCAGTACAAGGCCAAGCTCGAGGTTCGCATGGATGAGCTCCGCAATGTGTGCACCACCCTTGCCATGGGTGACGCACGCATCCGCGAGATCCTTGCCACCGAGGAACAGGACGCCACGTGCGCCTGGGTCTGGGCCCTCACAACCAAAGACATGCCCATCAATGGAGCCATCTCCAACGGTCGCACCCTGCACGAGTTCCTCTCGGACCCCAACTTCACGCCCATCTGTCAGGAGTGCATCCTCCGCACCAACCTGGAAGTGGACGACAAGCGGGTTGCCCCCATCGACTGCGTCATGCAGCCCGACCTCCTGCTCCACCACCACACCCAGAACTCTCTGTGGATCGTGGACTACAAGACCACGGGCATCAGCCCCCGCATGCGTGCAGCGTCGTGCCCCATCGAGCCACAGACCCAGCACTACATGCACATCCTCGATCACATGATCAAGACGGGCCAACTCCAAGCCAAGTACGACCTGCCCTCCGACGTGACCGTGGGGGGCATGCTCCACGCCATCATCCGCAAGCCCACCATTTCCTTCGGCCAAGCCGACCGGGACTATGTGCTTGACGAGAGTCCCTTTAAGACGGGCCCCCGCAAGGGCCAGCCACGCAACGAGAAGATCTACACCGGCGAACCCCGGCTAGAAAACTATCTGGAGCGCTGCCGTCAGTGGTACCGCGGCGAGAAGGACTACATCCACTTGTCCGCAGACCGCATTGCTGACCCCGTCATCGACCTGTCCTTCACCTCAGGCACTGCCCTGATGGATCCCCACTGGGCGGCCCAGTACCGGGCCCGGTTGGCTGCGGTGAATAAGTGGAGAATCGCCGCAATTGAACCACATGAGTATCCGTGGCCCACAGAAGTCCACGGATCTGGTACACTGGACACATACGCCCCTTTCATCCTGCGACCTGTCACGGAATGGCCGGACATCGTACTGCAGGAGGGGTTCCTCGTTTCGGACCGGGACACACCACAGGAGACAACCAATGACGACGGATCCGTATCCGCCCAGCAAACTGCAGCGCAGTGAGTTTGGTACTTTGCTCATGCCCGTGCTGCAACAGATCATCAAGCCCGCACTTGCTGAACTCATTCGCACTGACTCTGAGATCACCAACAAGTCCACGTTGCACACTGCATTCAAGAAGTCGACGCAGAGCACCGTGTCTTTCTCCACGTTCAACACGTGGCTTGAAGCACTTGGCATTTCTTTCCGCAAGGTTGTGCGCATTGAAGGCATCAATACTGGTCCAGTCCCCGCCCCGGGCGGGGGGGCCGGCCCCCGCCCGGATGCAGGGGAACAGGAAGTAAAGTTTGACAACGAAGAGCAGTTCGATTTCCGCCCGTCGCGGGGATTCGGTGATGCCTTCGGTGAGATCGCACGTCTATCACAAGGATTCCAATGAGCATTCATCAGACAACAGCAGCAGGCACTGGCCCCGTTCGGGCCTACAAGGGGCTAGGATTCCAAGGTGGACCTGGTCTCTATTCGCTCCGCAATCTCTTCGGCATGGTCGTGGGTGAGCAGAACTCTGGCAAGTCTTACTTGTTCCAGTCCTGCCCCGACGCCTTCGTCATCAACCTCGATCTGTCAAGCACCGTGTCCCCCCACGCCAAGTGTGCAGTGTGGCCCGGCATTGGTATTGATGGTCGTCCAATGGACGTCGACGGAAAGCCGCTCATCATTACCTGGGATCACGTCGAAGCCAAGATCAAGCAGCTATGTGATATGGCTAAGAACGGAGACGAGCGCCCCTCAATGGTCGTCATTGACACCATGATCCCGATGATCCGTCTGCTCAAGCCGTGGGTTGCACGGCAGATGGGCAAGGAACTCTTTGAGCAGGCACATGGCCCTGCTGCGTGGGAGCGTCTGTACGACACGGTGATTGATGTGGCTCACCGTCTGCGCTCACACGGCTACGGCGTTTGGCTGCTCGCCCACCTGTCCCGCGACTGGGTGGAGATCGGCGAAGGATCCAAGGTAGAGGAGCACTACCTTTCCCTGCCTCCCGGCCTGCGGGAGCGACTGTCCAAGGTGGTAGAAATCATTGCACCCATGCGCTCAGAAGTGCGCGAAGTCTCCACCGTGGAACCAACAGTTGTTACCGTGGCCGGGAAGCAGGTTACGCAAAACCGTACTGTCACCAAGCAGACGATCACGCGTACCATCTCGTTCCGTGACCCGCGCTACCTGCGACTCATCCGTACTCGCACACTCAAGCCGATGCAGGACATCGACGTGACCAGTGCAGTTGACCCTTGGGGCCTGTTCGAGGAGGCCTACAAGACCGCCAACACTCCCTGACCCCCGGAAGGGCTGGGGGTGGGCCCTCGACGGTGTCCCACCCCCGCCTCCCGTTTACCCAATCGACAAGTCCGTATAACGTGTCGATTTCTTTGTCTTCGTTCCGTGTCTCATTTCCATTTCTAACTCCTTTCACGAAAGGCTTACTGTCATGACTATCAAGTCCACCATGTTTGCTGCGTACAACAACTCCTTCGCCTCGGTCGAGGCCAACACCGAGGGCTCCGGCGCAGGCTGGCGTCCCGATGCCGGTGACCATGCCGTGCTCGTCACGGGCATGACCATCGAGGAAGGAGAGTTCAAGCAGAAGGACGGCCAGTTGTTCCCGTCCATCGACATCACGTTTCAGTACCAGATGGTCGAAGATCCGGGCAGCCCCGAGCCTCGCAGCTTTACGGGTGCCCGATTCCAGATGCCCGCTGACCCGACCCAGTTGACCGACGAGGGTGCCAAGACCCGCGCTCGCATCGAACTGGAGCGCATCAAGGGTCACCTGACCACCCTGATCGGCCGTCGTCCTGAGAATCTGCAGATGGCTATGCAGACCGTGCAGGAGCGCATCAACAACGGCAACGTGATCCCGGTCAAGCTCCGTGCGCGTTACGACGAGAGCAAGGCCAAGCCCGGCACCAAGTACTTCAAGGAGTTCCTGGTCGCCCCGCTGTCGCTGTCTTGATTCCAACGCCATGACTTGCCTTGTGGGAAGCAGTCACTACGATGGCGAGCAATCGTCCCCCCACGATCGCCCCCTGGATTACCCGACCGGTGTCCAGGGGGCTTCCTTTTGCAAGTGGGTCCACGCTGGAAACGGCGTGGCTCACATTCAACTTGTCCGCCCTGACGCCCGGAACCCCCGGGCCCTGCGGTTCTGGCCCACTATGCGTGGATCCAAGGCCCCATGCCCCCCTGTCCCCACCTCTCCCCGCCGTAGCCTCCACAGGAGCCGGTGTGCCCTCGACCTATGGGAGACCCCCCATCCGCTGGGGGGACGCTCCCAGTGGCTCTTGGCGTCCTGGGAGGCCCAGCAGCCAGCCCCTGCCTTGGAGAGGGTCAAGGGGTGGTTGGAACGCTCGGAGCCAACCCGGGGCAACGTAGTGCGTCTGGCGGACAGCCTAGACTTCACGGCCTTTCTGGAAGGTGGGCGCTGGCGAGTCGCCTCCTTTCAGATACCAACCCAGATCCGGGATGCCATGGACGGCATCCTTGGGTCTGCGGTTCGGCTATCCCCCAAAGCCTGCCAGTGGTCGGCGCGTGCCACCACGGACGGGAAAAATTTCCAGTTCTGGTACCGTATATGAACGAAATACAGGTAGGCTCTACCCCTGAGATGAAGCCACAGTACCGGCACCGAGTCAACGGCGGACCTCGGACCCCACGCTCCGACATGGGGTCCAAGAAGTCTGACCTGCAGGCTCACGCCGACATGCTGGAACGCATGGTCACCCGGTTCTCAGAGCGCATCCGTGTGCTTGAGGGCCTGCACACCATGCGCGTTGAGGAGGCAGGGCTCATTATCTCGTCCGTGTTCATGTTGTACCAGCGATGGCGCGATGAGCACCCTGATGAACCCGACCGTGGCGAGTCTTTCATGGTGTGGATGGAACGACTGACCGCCGAAGAGGTCGTCTCCTGCGCCATGGGCAAGTGGGACTCACTGCCCGGGGACGTTGACTGACGGATTGAACTGGCGGATGGACTGACGCTGACGCGACGTGTCCGAATCCTCCAACCCACCGGGTGGCAGACCAAACTGCTGCGACATACCAGACAGCGACTGCTGATACTGCTGCCGCATCTCCGACGGGAGGGTGTCCAGCATGCGCTCCGCGAGAGGGGCTGAGCGCAACTGCACGGCACGGTCCCACTCGCTGGTCTTTACCGTCATGGGCACGCCATATCGCTTCTTGTATTCCGCCTCGATGACGCTGGCACCCGACATGTTGTTGCCCAGCACCGCATCCTTGTACTTGCGACGCATGTCCACCATCTCGGCCCTGTTAGCCAGCAGGAACTTTGTGGCCTCCATAGGCGACTGGAACTTCTTGAAGTCCGCACCGATGCCACGCATCACCAGGTTTAGCGGCGAATCAAACGACTGCAGCGTGCCATCGTCCCGGTACACAGGCACCTGACCGTCGGGCGTGCGATTGGTCCAGTCTGCGTACTGCGACTGCAACAGACCGAAGGGCCCACCACCCGGCACAGCGGGCAGTGCACCCAATGCCTTCTGCAGAGTGACGCCACCCGGCACCAGTCGGAACGCCGCCTGTCGGATCTGCTCCTGATCACCCTGGAGCAGTCCCCCCACGAGTTGTACCGGGATGTCAATGACTGGGGGAACGGGGATTCCCTTGGTGAAAAACTGGTTGGGCAACTGGGAAATGGCGGCACCGGACAAACCGGGAGAGAGGTCGAGGCCCAGAAGGTTCTTGCCCACCTCGTAGCCCACGGCGCTCAGACCCAGGATGCGCATTGTGTCACCGGCCAGTGCAGGGATCTCGCCGAACACCGGGCCACCAATCTTCTGCAGACCGAACTCACGCACGCCACCACCCACCTGCTGCGACAACATGAAGTTACCGATGGTACGGCTGGGGTACTGGAGGAACATGCGCATGAAGGGGTTGCCAAGTATCTGACCCTTCTGGAACATCTTCATTTGGGTAGCAGGGCTGTAGGAGAAGTTCACCATCGACTGCAGTTCCTGGATGTGATCCAGGACGCGGCTTGTTGGGATGTCCATCCCCGCACTCTTCTGCATCTTGTTGTACCAGCTGTACCCAGCCTCGGCGACCACAATGCGGTTTAGTGCTTCAGCGGTCTGGAACAACTTGAGCGGAGCATCAATCGTCAAGAACTTCAACAGACCGGGGCGACCCTCAGGCGGCTTCGAGTACACAGCAGACTCAAAGGTGGATATCACACCGGGGGTGATGCCGATGAGGTCTCGGCCGTATGACTCCTTGCCAGCCAGTCGGATGTGCTTCTGCCACAACTCCATCTGGGTCTGCGGATCAATACGCAGCGGGTGCTTGGCGCGCTCCGCCAGGTAACCGCCCATCTGCTTGAGTGCAGTGCCGTACGCCTTGATGATTTCGGGTGAACCCATCCACGTGGCTGCCCACTGGAAAGGCTGCAACATGTTCCACGCGGCAGATGCCACATTGAAACCCAAGTGCGTGGCGTAGAGGTAGCCGGTCAGGCCACCGGCGGCATGGGCAGCGTCCAGTTCGTACGCGGACATGTTGCCGTAGTCGCGCATCTGCTTGACCATGGCCTTGCCCAGGTATCCACCGTTGTTCTCGATCCACTTTGCAGGAGCGGAGTTGGCAGTGGACAGTGCCATCTTGCGAGCCTGCTGACTCATCTGCAACCCGAACATCTGCGTGGGCTTGGTGCCACCAAACATCGAGGGAAGAATGCCCTTCTCAAAGTATTCGCGGGTAGCCGGAGACTCACGACCCATGACCACGTCAATCGCATCCGCCATGCTCAAGCGGGTGGGTGTGGTCTCCCCCAAAAGGGCAACGTCCGGCCGCAGGCTTGTGCGGCCGATGATCTTCATGTCATTTTGCAGACTTGCCCTTCTTTGCTTGAGTCCCTCAAGGGCTCTAGCCTGAGCTGGTGTTGGGCTTGTTTTTGCTTCCAACTCTTTGATGCGTGCGTGTACATCCTTGAGTTTGAATCGCAACTCAAGGGCCAGCGGATGAACCTCAAGAGTTTCAGGGGCTGTGTAAACATTACCCGTCATAAGCTCGGGGTCTGCACCCATCTGCTTCAAGCGACGCTTGGTGGTGTCACTAAGTTCTGCAATTTCACCAAGTCGGTTGCCCGCAAGCTGCTGAGCAGGGGGACGTCGCACTGCACCAAGCACGGTCTCTCGAAGCGCGGGTGTAATCTCAAGGGCATGCAGGCCGATAGCTGAGTGCATGTCTCCCACGTAGTTACGCATTGCCAGTTCGTGGTTCAACGTGTGCGTTGCTACACGAGCAGTAGCCGCGTTTTGCAACTCGTGGTTTGTGCGGACCATTACCCGAGCTAACGAGGCGTCTTCGTACCCAGGCACCACAACCTTTGCTTCACGGTTGCCAATAAGACGCTCAATGATCTTCAAGTCGTTTGGGTCTACAGGCACAGCATTACCCCTACGAGGCAACGCCACACCAGGAACCGTCAATACATCCTTTGCACCACGACCACGAATCAGTGCATCTGTATCCGTAGGGCCAATGCCAGCAAGCTTGCCACGTTCCTTGCCGTAGAGGTTGAAGGTGTTGCGGGGCAGATATGCGGCTTCCATTTGTGGGCCAAGTGTCCTGCGAATTAAGTCATAAGTATCATCCAACTTGATACCCGGTGTGCCTCGTCGCAACGCCTCCTTGGCCCACCTAGGCAGAATCCTGTCAATAGTGTCCGTACCCACAAGGGAGTTAAGCACCCACTCTTCAAGTGTGGCATTTTCCTTATCCCCACGCTGCGACCGTAACCAAACGCGAGAAACCTTTTCTGGGTCAATCTCAAACGTAGCTGGTAGTTCGTTGTTGGGTCCAAGCTTGCCAAACAAATACTTCTTCATCTGAAGGCGGTACTCCTCGCCAGCCTTCATGTAGTTGACAAACTCTTCTTCAATCCCGTGCTTGCGAGCCCACTTAAGCGCAAACTCCTTACCAAGGCCCTCTACGTTAAAGATATTCTGATTGTCATCCACCAACACTCTGTACTTAGGCAACTCAGCCTTCGGCCCGTGCACGCTACGGATTAGAGCGTGGGCGGCCCGTAAGGTTTTTCTGTCGTCAATGGTAATAGGGGCACTGAGCAGTTCATGCTCAACACCAGATGCGTCTTTGAATATTGCCCCAGTAAGTTTTGCTCCAACTGCGGGCTGATCTTCAATTTGTTGGTACTCGCGTTCCGTAAGCGGGCGGGCAATCTCGCGTCCCCCCACTTTCATCTTGGCGACTCGGGTGAAGCCAGCCTTGGGGAAGTTGGTGGTTCCACCTTCAAGGCTGCCCGAGGACCACATAGCGGAGAGGAGATTCAGCTCTTCAAGGAACGCGCGAGTCTCAGGATTGGTAGGACGAGTGGGGTCAAAGTCGGTGACGCCGTGCTTTGCCTCCAACGCTTTAACAAGCTTGCCACGTGCTGCACCCACGGTGTCTGACTGGTTCTTCTGAAGCTTGAGGAGACGAGACGTGACCGCGTGCACAATCTCAGTAGGTGCAGTGGTCTCCTGCATACCCACAAGGGAAGCAAGGGGCGTGAGGCGAAAGAGCTCGGCCACCTTGCCAAATGCGCGGCCAGCAAACTTGCTCTTGTCCATCTCGCCCAGACCCTGGATGAGCTTGCCGCCCGTCTTGATGAACTGACCGCGGCCGATGGGGCTGGTAAGGAACAGCAGCCACACCAGTGGGTTCAACGCCAAGTCAATGGTAGTGTCCATGACGGGGTTGCCGCCATGTGCCTTCTTTAGACGCTGGGCATACGAGTCACGCTCTGCAGGACTTAGGGACTCCTGCGACATGATGGTGCGAACTGCACGACCCAGGGACCCCTCGCCGTCGTAGATTTGTGTCAGAATTGTGGCCGGTGCATCGTAGATGCGAACCGGCTCAAAATCGGGGAATCCGTTGGCGTCGAGTTGTTGCTGCTGTGGTGTCATATGAAAAGGCCCCGGAGAGCTTTCGCGTCATCCGGGGCCCGTTCCGGGGGATCTTACCTCAGCGGCCGCAACCGCAACCGCCCTTCTTGGGGCCTTTCTTCTTCATGGTAACTCCTTAGGCCAGACGATCGCGGTAACGAATCTGGACAGTTCCGATGTAGTTGGTTGTAGCCGCACCACGAGCTTCGAGGCCCAGCACGCCACCCAAAGTCGACGGCGTGGTGATAGGACCAGGCACAATGTTGTTGGGAGTAGTCACTTCCAGGCTGTTCGGCGCAGTGGTTGGCACCGTGCTGTTGTTGCTGTTGATTGCACCAACCACCATGGTGTTGTCCGTAGCAGCGCTCAGGGGAGCAGTCAGCACGGACTTGAAGGACAGGGCCGTGCCCGAAGCGCCAGTGCTGGTGCCCGTAGCCGCTGCACTAATAACGACAGTGCCGGTGCCCGCAGTAACCGTGTAGGTGCCAAACGAAACAATGTAGGCACCAACCGGAATGTTGGTCAGGGCGCTGCCGTCATTCGCAACCAGTCGGTCGCCAACGCTGAGCGAACCACCCGTGGTGCTGGCGATGGTTACGGTGGTGCCAGCAGCAACCGAACAGGTGTAAGTGCCAGTCCACGTTGCACCAGTGGGGGTAGCGCCGGGCATAAAGCCGACGTCAATGGTCAGGCTTGCCACGCCAACGCGAGTCAGAAGTCGCACATCATCCACCACCATCTGCTGCTTTTCCACATACAGCAGCGGGGTGATTGCACCACGAGTAATGGTGCTACCGTGAATCGGGAACGACAAGGTGTGGAAGTGGTCGGGGTAGTGCTGCGCAACAACGGGGTTTTGTCCAGGCATTTTGGTTTATCCCATCAAATCGGACAGTGGGTCTTTCGGGGCGTAGCGTCCACTGTCCATAGACGCAGCTAGTTCTCGCATCAAGTCCTGCCTGGGCCGTCCGCCCAGTACCACAGAACCCTTGGGCACACGTCGCCCAGCCATGACAGAAGTGTAGAGGTCCGGGGTCTGTCGTGCAAGTTGCATCTGATTCTTCTGAATGGACCGCTCCATGCGTGCCTGCTCCAGAAGCTTGGCAATCTTTTCCGACTGCGACTGGTTAACCGCATCATCAACCCGCTGCTGAATCTCACCCGTATTGATTGCTTGGGGGTACATCAACTTGCTGGCTGACAGACCAGCCAAAGCAGCAAGAGCTACAGACCCCTTTGAGATCTTCTTGCCGGTAGCGGCCCCCTTGATGGAGCCCAACATGCTTTTGATTTTACCTGCTGCGGGGGGCATTGTTTTTACATGCGACTCGGGTAGATGCCTTCCATGGCAAACGCCTGTGCAAGACTCGTGGGCTCAGTGCTGGACATTCTTCCAATCTGGTCTTCGTATCCGCGGATCAAAGTCTGCAGGTCAGATCGGATGCCTGCAGTAGGAATGTCACTACTGTAAGCATCAGCCATGCCCTGCGCAGAGCGACTGCCCAGCATGTTGTAATAGTCTTCTCGAGTGTCCGCGTAAGACCCACCTGCCTGCTGCTGCAGTCCCCCCAGCAACGACTGCAAATCCTGGGGGGACGCCCCACCACCACCCATTTCCATCCCCCCTCCACCCCCGTGCAGTGCACCCAGAAGTTCAGGGAGAAGGATAAAAGGAAGAGCACCCGCTGTTGCAGCAAGGCCTATCTTGCCAAAGCCCTTCATCTTATTGCCAATCCCGGGCTTCAAACTCTTGTAGGCTGCACCACTTGCAGTAGTGCCCTTGAGAGCGCGCTCGCCATAGCGCTTAAGAAAAAAGTTACGAGCTGTGTCTGGACCAAAGCGCTTTGACATTTTCTTGAACTGATCTTCAAGAGCCTTGGCTTCAATTCCTGGAGTTGGAATTGGATTCTTGCCACTGCCCGTAATTGCACCAAGTCCTTCTGAAAGGAGCAGGGGGAGCAGCCACTCGGCGGCAGTGACAACGGCGGGGAGAATTGGTACAGGCATGGCTAAAGCACCATTGGTTCGTGGGGCAGAGGGCAGCCACGCCACGCGCGGGCATATCGCTCTGCTACTTCAGGCAGTGTAACAGTGCCAATGTGGACAGTCGATACCCGCTCAATTGGATCGTACTTTGAGACGAGCATGGACCACGGTCGCTTCATGGCCCGAAGGTGGCGGATCTCCCAGAGCCAGGACCGCACAAGCTTCCCCCGCAGGTAAGGTCCCCCCACGACGAGGGGGAGGGGGGTGAGGTTGAGGATGGGTAGGTCGTGCCGGGTCTCAAGGTCAAAGGACCGGCCAAGGGCTAGGCGGGCAAAGCCGTCGGTAGCGTGGTCTCGGCACAGGTCCGCACTGAGAAGTCGCCAGTTGAACATGGCCGCAGTGTACTACTTCTTTGAACGACGCTCTCGCTGGGCACGCAAGAAGTCTTCCAAGATCTTCGCTTCCCTTACCTTGGCCTGAGCACCCTGACTGTAGTCGGGGCCCATCAACCTCTCCTCGGTAGCCAAATCAGCCTTGGCCTTGTCCGTGTCTGTTTTGGTCTGTAGCAATTCTGCAATCTCAGCAACAAGGGGGTTAGACATGTCAACCAACTGACGACCCATCGGGCCTGCCATAGCCGATTCCATGGTGGACTTGATGACTTGCGGGTTGCCAGCAGCCTTGTCTATGGCCCCAAGAACGTAATCCATGGTATCCAAAGTGTTGTACTGACCATGACCGGCCTGCTTCAAAAGGGCACCATATGCACTGGCCTTTTGACCCAAGAAGGACAAAGCACCATGGGCGATTTCCTTAACCCCTACAAACCCCTTTGGGTGCTCCGACTCAATACTGTGCTGCAAACCAACCTTGCTCATTTCAGCAAACGCAGTCCGAAACACGTCAATCACTTCGGCTTCATGGCCGGGCTCGTTGTACAACGTAGTTGCAAGATCAGATACAGCATTTCGAATGGCGTTAAATGCCGATGCGCCCTGACTTTTATCCCCGGAAGGCAACGCATCCAACATCTGCATGCTTGCAATAAGGTGCTTGGCCCCTGCAGTCACCGCGGTCTGGTCCATCTGTCGGCCGGTAGCCGCCAAGGTCTTGACCAGAACATCTGAAATTCGATCAGCAGCAAACGTATTGGCCGCCTGCAAATTCTCCACGTCAGGTCCGTGCGTTTTATTGCCACTCAAATCAAATTGAGTTGTGTCCAAGTTCTTGAGGCGGTCGCCCATTACCTGTCGTGCAGCCGCCAGTGCCTGGGGGCTTAAGTACCCACGGTCAATGGCTCCACCAATTTCCATGTCATTGATGTTGTCGCGACCAAGCATGGCTTCGCCCATGCGCAAAACACCCTCACCAATGTAACTCAAACCCCCCACACCAGCACCAAGGCCAGCACCATGAGTAGTCAACAAGTTGCTAAAAGCAGTGGGAATTACTTCCGAAGCAGCACTTTCAGCTTGCTTGACAATAAGGCCGTACGCTGTTCGCCGCTTGTCCAATTCTTCTCGACGTCGAACCATATCAGCTTGGTAACCATCTTTGTCCTTTGCTACACGAGCCTGAACCTGAAGAAGCTTTTGGTCAAGCTCTTGTGACTTTTGCAGGGCAGCATCACGCTTGGCAAAAAGGTCAGCCTTGGCTTCCGCGGGGGCCCTCATAGCCGCTAATGTAAACTCCCGTGCGTCATCTTCAAGTTGCTGTTTTGCTTCCATCTGAGCCTGCATCATCTTTCGATCATGCTCTTGCGACTTGACCAAAAGGCCTTGTTCAAAGACGTTCTTCTGGTTAGCAATAGACATTTCATTGCCAAAGCGCTTGTCTTCAAGCTGCATGCCCTGACCAAACTTCATGCCCTCCAGTTCCTTCGCCTGACCAAACTCCTTGTCAGCGCGGTCCATGGCCATCGCTTCCTTCATCTGCAGAAGTTCCATCTCACGGGCGTGGGCAGCGTCAGCAGCCTTCTTGTCTATCTGTGCGCCGTACGCACCCATCTGACGAGCGGCACGCATCTTCTCATCGTTGAGCAGGCGCATACCCGTCAGGTCAATGTTGGTTTCGCTACCACCGCCACTGGCGTAGTTCCCCCCACCGCCACCCCCACCACCTCCCTGCATTGCCTGCTGCAAAGCAAACAGCTGTTGGGCATAAGCAAGGCCCTGTGCGGAGGGATCAAATGCGGAACTTGCTTGTGTGTAGTCAGCCATGGTGATGTCCTTTACTTGCTGCGACGAGAAGATCCAATGTCAGTGTTTAAACCCTGGTTGAATCCACCGCGTCCATATGAGGTGTCTTGTCCCACAGTGGTTTCCATTCCGCGAGGGGCCATGCCTTCTTGGTATCCCATGCGACCTGCACCACCGGCTGCGCCAAGGATTTGCTGGCGGGGCATACCGTTCTGGCGGACCCACTCCTGAACTTCGCGTGACACTCCGGGCACACTCATGCCGTTCATAATCATCTTCTCAAAGTCAAAGTTCATACCGTAGTTGCCGTACCCACGACTGGTCAAGTTACCTTGAGCACTCTGGAGTTCGCGGTATGCACGGTCCTGCATATTGGCTGCATTATTTACCAGAGCGCTGCCACCTGCAGTTGCAGACAACGTGCCAAGCTGGTTAATCAAACCACTAAACATGGTGGCCATGATTGGGTTGTTGGCAAGCCACGAGGCTCCAAATTCGCCCATGGCCATTCCGTACTGTGCGGACAACTGAGCGCGCTGCTGGTCATCCTGTGCGTTAGCCAAGGCAATCTGCGCACCCAACTTGATGGCGTCCTGCTTGGCACTTGCAGCCTGCCAACCCATCTGCATAACTGTAGTGTTGAGGTTGGCCGAAGTGCCTGCCATGCTTGCCATGGTTGCAGCCTTTGCCTGCTGGATGGCAGCAACAGCCTGCGCACTCTGAGCCTGAATGTTGGACACGTTAGCGCCAACGCCACGTTCCATCTGCCACTTGCTCTCGCGCTCAGCCTCCGCCATCTGATCCTGCGAGATGCCCTGAGCCGCCATGGCCCCCTGCATCTGGTCACGCTGCAGGTCATAGTTCTGACGCATACCAGCTGCCATCTCAGAAGAGATACGGTCCCGACCCTCCGTGACCGTATTGGCCGCCGCGTTGTAAATGCCAGCAACATTGCCCATCTGCCGGTCGTACTTGGCCTGCGCGGCCTTACCCTGCTTGTCAAAGTCAGCCCTGTCCGCGGTGGTCTGATCCTGCAGCTGCTTCTGGAAGTCATATGCTTTGTCCCACGCCTTACTGGGAGTGGACAACTGCTTCTGGCTTTCATTCATGCTCGCCATCGTCTTGTCAAAGAACTGGGCGTTGCGCTTAGCCGTGTCCTGCTGAGCCTGATTCAAAGACAGCCAGTCGTGCATTGCACCCTGCTGAGCCAACTGCAGGGATGGTGAGTTGCCAACCGTGTAGCCAGTGCCCTGCATTAGCTGCTGAAAATCAGCCGTGGGGTTCCCGGTGTTGGGGATGTTTGCGCCCCCCATGAAAGACGACATACCTGCAGGCATAGCCGTACCGCTCTTGCTGCTCCAAGAGGCAATGGGCTCAAACCCAGGAGGAGCCGAGAAGGCACCAGTGCTAGCAGGCTTGTTGGTGGGGGGCATTAGACTCGTCTCCTCTGTGTATCAAGTATCCGTCCAGTCAGCGAGAATGCAAGCAGCTTGATGTCCACGCCGCAGACCGGGAACACAAACGACGGGCTCAACGAGGCCCCCATCACACCGTGCTGTCCAAACGGGGCCCTTGGCATTTCATTGCCCACATAGCCGACCGTGCTCACCTTTGTGCCGCTTTGGTTGACCGGGGTGGCTGTATAAACAGGTACGTCAGAGGTTCCCTCGTAGACCTCAGCGCACCACGATTGAGTAAAGTCTGTCTCAAACGTACCATTAATGAGTTCCACGTAGGCGGCTGCATTGGTGACCTGCTTCTGGCGGAAGAAGTCCTTGAACTCTGGCTGATCCGGCTGCATCTGAAACCCAATGTTGCCGCCGACCCATCGCACAAGGATAGGTGCCACGCTCCAATTGGAGCTCTCGTAGTTTTCGGCAGCTCCTGCATCGGACATGTCGGCCACCGTAGTGCGGGTCATGGTGCCATCAAGTTTGTAGCCAGCACAGTCAAACTCATACACCGTAGGGCTAAGAGGTGGGGCAGGAAGAGGGCCGGGTGGGGACACAGGACCGAACTGCACATTCCGGGCGGTCCCCCCACAAAGGTTGGTACCGTTCAGGGTCCGTTCGTAATCCACCATGTACACGCCGTAGGTTCCCGAGCCGTTGTGGCGCTTCACAAACAAGGATCGGCGGACGTTCTTGCTGCTCACAATCCAGTTGCCGCTGCGCATGTGCTTGAAGGGCAGGTCCTTCAGCATGGTGATTCGGTTCGTACCAAACCACATACACGCAGCCTCACCATCCGGCCCGTTGACTGAGGGCTTCAGGATATGGAGGCACTGGCCGGTAGCGTCAAACGCCATCTTCAGGTTGGCCTTGGAGGAGGCCCAGTCCACGTTCAGCAGGGTGTCTAGGCTGGTCACGTCTTCTAACTGGCCGTCTGCGGAGATGGCCTTGAGACCTGCACCCGACACGAGATATGTCATGGTGCCAATGGCCTCGAGGGCATCCTTGCCCGCCACGCCGTAGCCTACGTGCATCTCTTCCACCTTGATGAAAGAGTCGGCGCGGCTGATCTTGTACATACGGTCTGTGGAGAAACCAAGCATGGACATACCCACGCGACGCATGGCAATCACTTCGTTACCTGGAGTCTGGGGCACCCACCTACTGAACTGGCTGAAGTTCTCCGGCTGGACATCCAAGGTCGTGCTCCACCGCAGATCACCCACACCCGGCGGCGGGTTGGGGGGCGTGACACCCGTGACCGAGTCAGTCAAAGCCGTAGCCGTATTATTCAAAACCCGGCTCACAAACAGGGTTGACCCCAGGAACTGAGCCACACCACCTTGTGGGGGGACATTGTCAGACCGGGTACGACCAGCAAACGTGTCCTGATACACCAACTGGGTGTCGCTCACACGCAGGTTCACGCCATCAGGGGTAACCGTGGCAGTGCTTGCAGGGGCCGTGATGATGCTGTCCAAGTGCAGAGGGCCACTGCCGTAGAGCGTGCCACCCGAGCCTTGATTGACGGTACGGTAGATCAACGCCTTGTCATAAACGCCCGCAGTGCTGCCCACGCCACGCACCCATGCGCCGCCGGTGTAGTAGGAGGGGAACCACACACGCACCATGATGGGCAGACTCTGGTCAGAGGTGCCATTCTTGGGCACATCCAGGTAGGCAATCTCGGAGATCTGACTCTTGCGTCCCGTGGTGGAGTCCAGGAACTGCACGGCAAATCCGTAGCTACCTGACTTGTACAGCGTCTTGCCCGTGGTGCCACGCTTGTCCACCATGACTGCAAGACGGCCGGTAGTAGATGCCGTTGCTGTGCCTGGGTTAAGAACAGCGGTAGCAGTTGCAGGTGTAGTGTTGCTGCCAGTAAAAGTAATTCCTGGGGGGCTTGTGTTGAGATAACCTGAACCTTGGTCGGTAATCACAATGCTAGTAACAACGCCAGCAGAAATCACTGCGTAACCACGTGCTGTGCGACCAGGGGGAACACTCGGAGGATCGGCAAAAGTTACGGTGGGAGCAGACGTGTACCCAGTTCCACCGCTTGTCACAGTAGCGCTGGCAACGCCGCAGGGGGCGGCAACGACGGCTGAGGTGCCGGTGTCAAGCTGGGTTTCCACAGTGGGCACAAGACCGGGACCTGCGGGAAGCTTGGTCAGCGTGGGGGTGCCGGAGGCAACGTACACCACCTGCGCGGGGTACCCGCGGATGTAGATGTAGACGTAACGGCCGTACGACTGGATGTCCACCTCAAGACCCGTGGCCGCTACCGTGTGCACACTCGTGATGGAGGTGACGGTGGATCCGTTGGAGCTCAGGTTGAAGTCAAAGTAGGTCGTGCCCGACTGCTCGCGCACCACAACGTAGCCGACGTAGTAGGTCGTGGCGTTGTAGATGACGGTGATGGGGAAGAAGTTGACAAGGGTACCGGCGGCCGTGAACGTGGAGATGTTCTTGAACGAAGGGTGAGTGCGCAGGCAGCCGGGCGTGTTGCCGTCAATGCCGGTCAATTCCCATGCAATCTCGCGGGGCGTGGAGGGGCGAGACTGGGCCTTTGACATGGTCGTTGGCCCAGTGAAGTTCCATGTCCATTGAGTGTCGTTGTCAGCCACGCTTGCTCTCCAGCCGTTCCAGCCGGGAGCGCAGGTCGTTCAAATCCCGGTCATGGACGCGGTCAGTTCCGGTCAGGTTGATGGTGGTCTTCACAAGATCTTGGACCACAGAGTGTAGTTCTTCGGTGCTCTTCTGCTGCTGCATTAGGATCTGGTCCTTGCGGCCAATCTCAATGGGGATGCTCACCAAGCCATAGACCACGGACACCGCCGTGATTGCCTGAAATGCCAAAGTCGTGTACTGAAACAGGCTAGGCTTTAGTTGAACAGGTTGAGCATCCACAACGAATCTCCTCTGGATTATTCACGGACTTGGACTCTTCGAGGATAACCGACGCCTTCAGAAGAACCAAGTAGTTGATGGCATCCACGATGGTGTCCTGCAGGCTCTCGTTGACCTGGAACTTGCCGCGCGTCATGTACGTGGAGAGGCGGCTGACCTTGTCAAGGAACCGGATGAAGATGCCCTGCTGCACATTCCCCACACCCAGAAGGGGGCCCAGCTGGAAGTTGCGGAAGGGCTGGTCGTCGCCGCTGGTGTAATCAGCCTGCTTCTTGCGCATCAAAGCCTGGGCGTGCTCACACAGCCCCTCATGGATCTTGATCACGTCATTGGTGTCCATCAGTCTTTCACTTTCTGCCTTCGCGGCGAGCCAGTCTAGACAGCACTTCAGTGTGGCAACTACCCGGGTGTGGGAAGCATTGAAGGATAGACCCAGCAGGAAGACGCTTCAAAGCATTTACCAGCTTGGGGCTGAGTTCATTTCGCTTGTGGGCGTAAATAGCAAAGTCCCGGACCGCATCGGCAACCCGTTGATTGGGATCCGCAATCATGCCGTGGTAGTCAAATGGGTTTCCAAGCAGTCCTTCTTGCGGGGTCTTAGCCGTAAGCAATGCTGTTAAAGACTGGACTGTTGGGATCTTGTCGGCTCCTCGGACAAGACTGGCTCTGCGTGCAGCATAAACACCAGGTCCCTTCACGTAGCCGCGAGTGAGGTCGGACTTGGGACCAGACAGGAGTTCAGCTAACTGAGCCTCGCTCATCCCCACTTCGGAAGGCGGCATGCGACCGGGAGTCCGGTACATCTTGCTAATCAAAGCAATGATTTCTTCAAGGGGGTTAGGCATAAACTCAGCCTACCTTTTCTTTAGCCTTAAGCCATGCGGCGTTGAACTCTGGGTCAGCGGCCCGGCGGGCAGCCAACCACTCTCGGGCAGTCTCAGGTCGGGAGTCATCAAGGGCGGCCACGGCGATCTGGGCCTCCTGCACTTTGCGGCGGGGGAGCCAGCCGACGGCCACACGGATGGCGGTCACGGCCCCGGTGGAGTACAGGATCCAGACGGCGAGTCCCCCCACGAGTGCAATGAGGCCCCACTGGATAAGGGAGGCCCACCAGGGGGTCACGTCCCGGACGCCGGGGAGGGTTGCATGTATTTCCGCCACTGACTGTCGAATCTGCAAGGCCTCGTTCTTGATGTCCGTGGCGGTGCGAATCGTCTGTACTTCTTTAGAAGTGTGGCGGATTTGCTCCGCGAGCTTCTCGATGTTTTCCGCACTAGCGGAAATAGTGTTGGCCTCCTCAGCGATGTGCTGGGAGGCCGAACACCCTAGAACCAAACTGCAGACGAGGATTAGTCCCGCTTGCCGGGGATCCACGACGCGATCTTCCCGAGGGGAACCAGGTGACCAGCCACGTAGCCAAGGGCAAAGGTGGCGACGGCAGCCCAAGTGCTACCAATCAGACTCTCAATCGAAGCAAGCATCATGTGTGTCTCCTTCTGCCACCCATCGTGGGGGGCCGGGCAAGTATATCACCACTTCCCGAGGGGGCACTTCTCCTCAGGGATTTTCACCTTGAGTTTGGTATAGCACCCACAGATCTTGCAAGCAGTGCCAGTCCACTGGTCGCACCCACCACACACGACAAGCCTGGCTTTGGACTGTTCAGTAGTGGGCAAAAGCATGGCCTTGGCAGCTTTAACTGCACCCTCTCCGGCCCAGTGCAAAGTCTTTTTTAGGGGCTCTGGCTCCGGCTTTGTGGTTTCATTTGCAACTGTTGTTTCATTTTGCACCTGCTCACCGGTAAGCATGATCTTTTGCATGATCTCCCGTTGGCACTCCATGACTTGTTCGGCAACTTCCTGCCCAACAAGAGAGGTCAAACAGGACTCCATCTGTTGTCGATTGGCTTTTGTCAGATTGATCTTTTGCATGCTCTACCTATCAGGCACACCCAGTACAAGGCTGGTCTGTGCCAAACCTAATGATTGTTGCACATGGGAGGTAAGGCGCAACCCAAGCAATAAAAGCAGGATCATCACAAAAATCAAGATTGTCACAGTCAGTACAACACGCCTCGCAGCAGCCAATCTGAAATGTGCCGCCGCAAGCACAGGGGTCTTGTGTGCAGCTTGTTGCGTTCCATGTACCCCCCATTACATTTTCGCAGTAACAGCGAGTCCACACGCCAGGTGAAGACCCACCTGGGTCTCCGTCGTAGCACTGACCATCAATGCAGCAACTTCCCGCAACAATTACGTTGTACTCGCCGCCACCAGTTTCGCACTCGCAAGAGCTAATGCCCCATGCGTATTGCCCAGCAACTCCCCCAACATTGCAGCACTCAAAGTCAATGTCTTGTGTGCACTCGGTTGTAACAACTCGACCCCCCAAACCACCCTCTGCAACCGAGGCTTCACATTGGCAAGTGGAGATAGGGAATCCGCCAAAATCATAATAACACGTAGCCCCATATCCCAGACCGGGCGTAGGTGCGCAGCATGTTACTGCATCACAGTTGGGCTCACTTAAGCAAGTACAAGAGCCAAGCGTGTAATCACAAGGCGTGCCAACTCCTTTAAAGACACCGCCCAGTGCAGTGCACTGTGACTCAGTAAGAGAGTCTGTGCAATGACAACCAAGACAACACGCACCAGTTACGGGAGCTCCACCACAACAACATGCAATGTCTCGTGCTAGTTGACCCGCAATGCGAAGTAGCTGGTTACCAAGTCTAAATAGGGACATCAGCCCTCTAGAATAGGACCACCACCGCCACCCGTAAAGTTATTCGGGCAATCAGTTGTGGCTGTAGTTCCATTTGCAACAGTACCGGGGCAATCCGGGTCGTCAACTCCGCCATCGCGGAATACCATCAGACCGTCAACAAAACGCAACTCCTTGTATTCGTTAACGATGTCACCGCTGACCGGATCAAACGACCAATCCCGCATAAAGATTTCTGGTTCGCACCCGGTAATACCAGTCGCCTTCCACGTCTCAAGGGCCACAATCCGAGCCAGGTAGTCAATCCCCTGCTCTGCGTAGAAATTAATCTTGTTAGACAACTCGGACAGCGACTGGCTAACCATCATTTGAAACTGAGCCAAGTTTACGTCTTGAATGTTCTCAAAACCAAACTGGGCAAAGTTAACCGTGGGGTCAAACTGAATGTTAGTTCGGGGCGTGCCAAACTGCATGGTGTTGCTCAGGTCAAGGAGCGTCCCCCCACCGGTGCTGTGCTGCGGGCTCTGGACGTCGTCGTCTAGGAGGACTGCTTTGCGATTGGGAACCTGGGACCAACCGATGGAGCGACTGTCCCGGGGCTCGAATGTGCTTTGGGGAGCCTGATACCACAGGCTCACGGACGCCACCTCGGGTTGTCACGGGTGTCCTTCGCATAGCCCTTGCCGGTGCGGAGGTTCATGTTCGCCAGGTTGTCACCGATGGTCTTGATGGCCGAACGGTACTGCTGGGTCAGGAGCTGGTTCTGCGCCTGCGAAATCTTGCGCCACGCACCCAACTTGAGGGCAGCTGACAGTGCAATAGCTTCAACCATGCCCTGCGACTGCGGCGGGCACACCTCGTAGGCGTAGTTGCCTGCGGCCACGGTGAAGGGGCGAGCCAGGGTGGCTTGCAGGGTGGATGGGTTGTAAGAGGCAATGACGCGCTCTTCCGTGACACCCAAGCCGCTGCCGCCAGCACCACTCAGGATGCGGATGAACTGACCGGCGTATGCGTTGGGGCGGTAGTCAACCAGTCCAAGGTCAGGCGAGCCACTGAAGGTGAAGATGGTCTTGGCCGCGTTCAGCGTTCCAAAGTTGTCATAGGTAGCGTAGTGGGGCAGCATGTCGCCGTTCGTGGTGTACCGAATGGTCCACGTCAGGTTGGTGTTGCCGCCAGAGTCCAAGTTCTGCGGGAAGGGGCGGAAGCAAATCATGTTGCCCTCAATCATCCACACGGGGCCAGTACGGCTCTGCGGGTGGGAGGGACGGAGATCGTCTGTAATGAGTCCGTTGCTTAGCTGGCGGCCGTCAAGACCGGTGTACTGCACGATCTCGTGGATCTCGCCGACGCAGGCGGGCAGGGTATAGCACTCCTGGTTTTCCACAAACGTCAGGTTGTAGTCCAGCATGACGGGGTTGTCAGCGCTTAAGGAGCAGCGACTCCACACGTCTACGAGGGAGGGCATAACCACATGCTTGACCAAGAACTGGTCGGTGTACTTGGCGTCAAAGTCCGGATCGTCGAGGTAGCCTCGGATACGGGCAATGACGGTCTTGATGAAAGAGCGGGTGTCGTCCATGGTTAGCCGTGTGTGATGATACGACCACGAGCAAGATTAGCCAACTCTTCTTTTGAACGGGCCAAATCCTCCCCGCCTTCCTTGGTACCCATGAAACTTGTAATGCCAGCAGCCATTGCTTTTGACTCTCGTTCCAGCCCCAAGAACTTCAAATGCTTTGCTGCATTTTTTCGTTCTTCCATGGCTTCATTGCGCTCAGACTGGCGCTTTTCAGCTTTCATCCGCATTTTACGCCTAATTGCGTTTGCAGATTCACTACACAACACAATACGCGCGTCAAGAAACGCACGATCAGGACGCTGATCGTGGGGGTACGCTTCCAGTTCCTGAGCCACCTTGCCACGGATCAACCAGTCGCACAGCACAATGTTGTCTGACTCTAGGTGGTGGTACTCAAACAGTGTGGGGCGCTTGTAGTGGCGCTTGGCCCACAGGACGAACTCGCTATCAGGCATAACCCGATGGCGAGTAGCATCCAGCACAAGGCCCTCCCTGTGGGCTTCTTCGACGGGGTCATAAATGATCTCAATGTCAAGCGGCGCGGTCTCTTCGCTCATTACTTGCTCCTGCTGCGTGCCATCTTCTTGAAGGTCACAGCAAGATTATAGCGCTTTGAGCCGGGCGGGCAGGACGACCCACCAAACTTCGGGCCGGTGCACACGCCCTCGGTGCCCCGCTTCTTAATCCCAGCTGCCACCTTGCCAATCCAGTTTTTGGGTTTCTTCACTTCCAACCCCGCTTCATCTTAGCGTACTGTTTTGGATCCACAGTGGACTTTGACTTGGGCCTGCTCGTGCCAAGCTTCTTGCGCTTGTTGATGTTTCCGACCAGCGAATTTAGTGGGTTGTGTTTCATCATGGTTTCCCCAGTGTAGCAACCGGTTACTTACTATTAGTAGGTCCCATCTGGAACGTGGAAATCAATAGCCTCTTCCCATTTGCGCAAAAATTCCTTGCGGCTTGCCGGTGACATGATCCGCTTAAGTGTTTCTTCTAGTTTCTTTCGAGCGCCGGGAACACCCAATACCGCCTGGTTAAAGTTTACATGGGACCTATCACCGCCTTTAACTACTGACGAAGGTGAGGTAACACCTGTAAATGATTGCCTCGTTTTTGCCAATGCAGACTCAGTTGGGGTAAATCTTCGCTTCGGCATTGCTACCCCAGTTGGATTTAGCATCCTTAAATTTGGGCTTGCCTTTGCCGCATTGTGCGGCATCAGCATTGCCAAAAAGTCATCAAGGAAGTTTTGAACCTGAAATCTGGGGTTAACTCTATTAGCCATGTCAGCACTTCCAGGCGCGCAGGCTCTTGTTGATGCGGGAGTTGGGATCTCGTGCGGTCTCGGAGCTGGTCAGCTTGCGCTTCATGCCCTTCATGCGTGCACAGAAGGAGTTGCGACGAGACCCGCCCTCAGGCTGGGGACGCTTCAAGTTGCCACCCGTGGCCTTGTTATAGGCACGGCGGCCAAGTTCACTAAGTCCCCCCATGGGGTTCTTGTGCTTGGCCTTGAACTGGAACTTGGGCTTGTTGCTTGCCATGGGTTAGAAAGGCATGTCTTCGGCCCAGTTGCTTGAACCTTGGCGATAGGAACTCAACCGCCTTTGAATTAGGTTAAGGACTTTTTCCCTCGCCTGAGGATCTTTCAACTTCCTGGCAGCCTTAATCAACTCAGCTAACCGAGCACGTTCAGTACTCCTGTTTGCGCCGGGGGGGGCCATAAACAAGTCCATAGCCCTGCCAATGCGGTCATTTACTGCAAGATGAAGAGACTGAATGGGGTTCTTTTTCCAGACACGATCGTCCTCAATCTCGTCTGCCCTTCGATCCCTTTTCTTGTAACCGCGACTCGGGTTATACTTGCCATCTACAGCCTCACTGTATTCAGCCTCTACACTAGATTCAGATCGAGGCCCAACAAACTTAGGGCTACCTTCCTTAGGCAATTTCTTGCCTATAGACGACGCAGAAGTTTTCTTGGGTGGGGTAGGCATTGTCTTAGTCCATGGGCTGACCAAAGCGGCTGTAGGGCATAGGCGACTCGCCACGGGGAGCTCCACCCATCTTAACCAGAAGGGCAAGAATCGCCTTCAACTTATCAAGAGGCAGCTTCTTCAAAGCACCTTCTGTGTCAGCAGCACGGTTAGCAGCACGCATCATGTTCCTTGTAGATGAAGGTGCCGTAGTCCTCATTCGCTTAGCTTCCTGAGCATGCTCAAGACGCGCAGTCACGGCATCAAAGTCGTGCTTGTCCATGTAGTTTGAGGGTTCCCTGTATACAGCTTTGGTCATTCGATAGTTACTATTCTGACCAGGAATACGGGTTCCAGCGGGGACTTTCCTAGGGGGGTTGGGCATGGTTTAGCTCAGGGTAAGGAGGTAACGGGTGTGCTGCACGAGATCCAGCATCTCGTCGCGGAGGTTCAGGAGCGAGGTTTCTTTCTCGCCCACAACGGAGGGGATGTCCTTGCGCAGCACGTTCTCGACGGCCATCAGCACGGACTTCACGTCATTCATGATCGACAGGGTGGTGATGCCATTCAGGACCTCACGGCCCTTGACACCGATGAAGCTCTCGACGAATCCGTCAATCTGGTCAGCCAGCGACTCGTAAGCCTCGCCCAGCGCCTTGTGCTCAGCAAAGGACGTGGTCTTCCAGTGGAGGACGGCCAGGGACTGCTGGCACTCCATGAGCTTGGCGATGAACGACTTGCTACCGCCGTAGCCCTTGGATGCACCCTTGGGCATCAACTTGTTCAGGGGGTTGTCCTCTGACGAATCGTACTTCCCATTATCTTCGTAGGGGTCTGCCATGGTTAGTCCAGTTTACGTCGCCATCCCATCTGGTAAAGAGCCCGTGCAATTGAGGTGGCGGTCTGGTCCACAGAGGTCTCATCGAGTTCTGGGCGAGCGGCGTGCAAGACCTCGTGAATGACCGTGTCCAAAAGATTGGGTTCACTGAGAGATCTTCGGATTTCGATGAGGGGATGGCGGCCCGGCTTGTGGGGGTCCCAGCATCGGCCCCAGTCCTTGCCCATTGCAGCGGCTTCGTTGAGGCGGATGCGCCACCGGCGGCCGTTGATCTTGACCTTGTAAATCAGGCGTCCATTCGGATCAACTGAGCGTCCCATTGGCGGCCTCGATTCCGGTGAGAGGGGTCGCGGACCAAGTCAATTACAGCAATGCTCGCCCCCCACATTGAGGTGTCGCGGCGGCTCATCCATCCGGGGTTAAGTGGCCCACAGGTTCCAGCGTTCATGTACCAGTACGGCAGGGGGATAGAACGGGTGCGGAGGCACTGCGTGGGGGGCACGGGACGGTGAGTGTGGCCGCGGACAAAGAGGCGGTGGGCGGCCCCGCCGGTCATGTTCATGAACTGGAGGCACTCGAGCTCGTCGGAGTTCTGGCCTACGTCAAAGCCGTGGGTAAGGACGACGGGGCCGATTTCGAGGCAGCCGCGCTTGTCCTTGCGGTATGGGGTCCAGTGCCAGTTCTTGGCTTCTGATGCAAAGGGTTCCGTGCGCATGAAGTCGGCGACGTCGCGGAGGGCCTTGGGTATGCGGCGGGGATCCTGGGAGCGGAGGTTGTCATCATGGTTGCCCATGATGGCGTGGAAATGTGTCCTTGTAGGAAGGACAGATCGGAGAGAGGCGAGGAAGGCAGCGGCGTGCCGGTACTCGTCGAGGAGGGTGTGGTCGTGTTCGTCCGGATGGACGGATGCGGCGGAGGCTTCGAAGATGTCACCGAGGTGCACAAAGTGAGAAACCCCATCCAGAGCGGACAGGGTTTCAAGCAGCCAGTGATGGACGTTCGGGGGAGTGAAGGGGGCGTGGGTACAGCTAATTGCTGCAATGCGGGTAGGCATGACGTCTCCTGTACGGTGAGCGGCGTGTCCCTGGGGGGTGGACCGAAGTCCACCCCCCGTGAGACGCCAAGGGCACCGCAGCCCTTAACAGGAGCCTATTACGTGCTCGACCAGACACGGTCGGCCGTAACCCCACTGCG